GAGAAAAATACATTAAAATGTATAGGAAGCATGGATAATAAAGTTATAATAAGCCTTGAAGAATATAACAGACTTAAAGAGATAGAAAAAAGCGACTGCTTTAATAAAATAAAAGAGTTTGAATTCAGAAACGAATTGATGCAAAAAAGTTTAGGTGTTATCAGTTGGGAAGCAAGGCGAATAGAATCACACTACGATGAATTGTTATACGGAAAAGATTCTGTTTACAAGGAAAATAGGGAGTTGAAAGAAAAAATAAAAGAACTCGAAAGTAAGCTTAAAAAATATCGTATATTTGTTCTAGGAATCGAAAGGAGTTTCTTTAAGAGTTTGTTTGTTAATACAAAAAATGTACGTAAATTATGAAATATCTATATCTTCGTGTAAGTTCAGAAGCACAAGACTTCACCCAGCAAATGCAATGTATCACGGACTATTTAAGCCGTATAAATGAAACAGCCGAACTATTGCAAGTTGTTGAAAAGGTTAGCGGGTCTGTAAAGCATACAGAAAGAAAGCTGAATGAACTACTAAAGCAATGTGACAAAGGTAGTACAATTTATATCAGTGAATTATCACGTTTGGGGAGAAATATGTCAGACTTGTTTCAGATTATTACAGAGGCAAGCGAAAGAGAAATAACTATCGTTCAGGCTAAAGACGGCACGATTATAGAAAATAAATCCATAGGAGGCAAAGCATTACTATTTGCCTTGTCACTTGCTGCTGAAATTGAATTGAATAACATCAGGCAACGAACTAAAGCGGGTTTGGATGCAAGAAAAGCAAACCATAAAGAGATAGGCGGTACAAATAACCTTTGGGGGAGCAAAAAAGGAAATACAGACCGAACTAAGGCAATTAGTGAAGCTTCCCAAGCATCAGCACAAAGCAGGCGAGAAAAAGCCCGACTGAATCCCGCAAATAAGGCTTTTTGGGAGTTTATCGAATTGTGGGAAGCTAAATACGGAAGAATCACCACTAACACGAACTTTCAGCCTATTGCGGACGAACTGAATAAACGTGGCAAAGTTACTTCAAGCGGACTACCTTTTGATAAAAAACGTGCTAGGGCAATGTATGTTTCACTTAAAAATATTTATGAACTTTAATTGATTGGATTATGAAAACAGAAACATTAAACGAAATAGTTAATCACTTCAAAGAATTGTATGCAGAAGAAATAAATAATAGCGAAGTGAGCGAAGAAATTGTGTATGAATGGTGGTTAAACACTGCTTATCAGTACAATTATTCACAAGATGAATTAGCCGAACCATACAAAGAGATTGAAAAAGCGATATTAACATCATTTTAATTGAACCATGAAAAACTTACTTTTATCCGCAATATTATTCTTACCTTGTCTGTTGGTATTGAATGAATCCGAAACAGTAATACCTAACATTATAGGTTTGCTTTACATCGTGCTTACTGCATACAATTTGCAGACCGAATCAGGGGAGAAGTTTGCAAAGAGTTTAAAAGAGGAAATGAACTGTTTAACAGATAAAATATTGAAATGACATGAAGATACATGAAGAAAATAAAATCGTTCGTTTGCTGAACTACCTGAATTATACGGATGAAGAAACCGAAAAGATAATTGGCGCAATAGACAATAAGAATGTCGGTGAGGACGAGTTAATCGAATTAATGGAAAACTTAAAGAATTGGGAGGATTAAATTATGGTATTTTTCGTACTTATGTTTTTGGCAATTTTAGGTGAAAGCATTAATGCAGCGTGCAAACCTAACAAATAATTTTATATAAGACTATTTTAGCGACTTTCTTTTATGAATAGTGTAATTATATAGGCTAAGTAGAGATGATTGAAATTAGATAAAATAAGATAGTAAATTTAAGGTGTTATGAACACATTTGAGCTGTTGGAAGAGTTATCTAAAAAGCCAAAGCAGGAAATTAAATATGGCTTACTTGCTTTGATGCTGAAATACAAGATAGATTTTATTGATTTGAACGCTTGCTATGTAGAATATCTGAACGCTATTAAAGAGGACAGATTAAACCAGCTTATCGAAGCGGAAACTTGTGTGCTTGAATCATTCCACCACAAGAAAGGAAATAAGAAAGAATACGACAAGAAACACACACAAAGATGTCTGTATTTGCTTAATCAGTCTAAAAGATTTAACATGAGTAACTTGAATAAAAAGTACGATTATGAAGAGATATTCGGCAAGCAGATGTCTTGGTATGAGAGAAATAAAGAGAGTGAGAATAAATATTAAGGATTAAGTTATGAAAGATACCATAATAACCGCATTAATATCATGCCTAATAACATCGTTTATTTGGGCAAAAACTATTCCTGAAGAAAAGGATTGTATAGAGGTTGTAAGGATAGAAAAACAAACCGTGGATTGGAACAAATTAATAGAAGCTATAATTTGGAGAGAGAGCAGAGGAAATGATAATTCTGTAAACCACAAAAGCAATGCAGTAGGATGCTTGCAGATAACCCCTATTTACTTGAAGCAATGCAACAAGATAGCCGGACATGAGAAATACAAGTTATCCGACAGATATAGCAGAATAAAGTCTATTGAGATGTTCAACTTATATCAGTCACATTTCAATCCTGAGAAAGATTTGCATCTAGCAATTAAGCTACACAATCCTAGAGCGAATTATAGCTATCATAGGGATATTGAAAAGAAGTATAAGGATTTAATTAATAAGTAGAATTATGAAAAACTATTCAATAGAAACATTTCCTTTGAATCACTTTGTTCTGTGGTGCAAAGGCTGGTATAGACCGACTGACCTGTTAGAGCCGACAGAAGTAACATTAAGCAAGGTTATGGCTCTTGACGGATATAGCTATGCCAAAACTATGAGAGAAATATTGTATGTTGTTATGACAGAATTTGAGCCGTACAATGATTGGCTAAAAGCAAATAGCAAACACTATCTTACATTGTCGGGATTATGTAATGATATTTTCGGACTAAGAAGAAAGATGGAGTTGTCGGATAAGGAATACACTATTGAAAAACTTATGCTATATTCTCTTTCTGTTTTCTTCATGGAAAGAGGAAAGGACGATATTGTGCTTAAAGCACCTGTATATAGCAGAAAGCTATTTAAGAAAGGATTGGCTTTCAATCAGACATTCAGAAGGAATTACAATGGCATGACTTATGCCGAACAGAATAGATATGCTAAAAGTGTGTTTGAAGAACAAAGAAAGAAATAAATCTCTCTTGCCATTTGGCTAAAATGGCTTTAGTGTAAATATTTCATGTTATTATATTTGCTGATGTATTATTTAATGACAATATAGTAGATTTACTACATTTGGTATATATCTATTTTACTACACTTTGCTTTAGGTATATATCAAATTTACTACGGGGTATATCAAATTTACTACACTTGATATAAATGGATATATAGCAGATTTACTACAATAAAAAGTGGTATTTTATTTTGCACATTTAAAAATTTTTTATTATATTTGCAAAGCGATTAGGAGGTAGTTGGGAGTAGCTACCCAATGATAAGAGTTTTCGCAGTTGCTCTCCTCCGAAGTCGCTTTTGTTTAACCTAACTGCGAGCGAATAAAATACTGCGATTATGAAAATGATGTTTTATCAGGAGCTATTATCCGAGATGGAATATACTCCTAACGAAAAGATTATTTATTCTTTTCTTATCTACAAATCAATTACTTTGATTGATTGTGCTTTCACATCTGATGGCACAGAATTAGACTATAATGAGATAGTAAATACCTTAGAATGGGACAATGTTGTTACCATGTATAGTATAAGTCAAAGAAAGTTGGCAAATGCTTTAGGTATAGCAAATAAGTCTGTATTCAATGCGTTAAAGACTTTAGATTATTATAGCGACATAAATCTTAAACAAAGTCTTATTAAAATACAACCTAAAATCATAAAAGGAAAGTTTTTTCCTTTACTTCTTGAAAGTGGATTGAAAGGTGAGTTACTTATCTTTTATTCCTATCTTAAACATAAAAGTGAATATTTTGGTGGTACTATTGATACCTTTAAATATAAATTAGCAGAAGAATTTCATACAACTAAAATAGCAGTAACAAATATGCTGAATAGGCTGTATAGAAAAGGATTTGCTGAACGACTTGAAAACGGAAAATTAAAAATCAATTAAATATATAGGAGATAAACAAATGAAGTATATGGGAAGTAAAGCAAGAATAGCAAAAGATATTGAACCTATTATCACAATGTGGCTTACTAATAACAGATATTATGTCGAACCATTCAGCGGTGGAATGAATATGATGTGTAATATCAATCACGATAAACGACTTGCTTCCGATAAAAACAACTATCTTATAGCCATGTGGAGATATGTTATTAGAAACACTGAGTTATTTCCACGAAAGATACCAAAGGATTTATATTCTAAATATCGTGATAAATTCAATGAGATAGGATTTTATGGCATGGGTGAAACATTTGAAGAAGCAATGATTGGTTGGATTGGATTTATGGGTAGCTTTAATGGCCGTTTTTTTGATGGAGGACATTCGGGTCACGATGTTAAGGGTAGAGATTATATAGGAGAACAGATAAGAAATACCTTATCCCAAGTTGATAAAATGAAGAATGTTTGGTTTACTTGTGGGAAATATAACGAAATATATATCCCCGATAATTCCGTAATTTATTGCGATCCACCATATCAAGATACAAAGCAATATTCAACTTCAAAGAACTTTAACCATAATTCTTTTTGGGAATGGTGCAGACAAAAAACAAAGGATGGAAACGATGTACTTATTTCGGAATATCAAGCACCGCAAGACTTTGTATGTATTTGGGGAAAGAAAGTTACAAACGCAATGAGTACAAATAATACATACAAGCCTACCGAGAAACTATTCGTTCACGAAAGTATAGCGGATAAATATATGTATAACGAATTAAAGCTACTTTAATATGAAAAAGGAATTTCAAATAGGAGAAGTTTTTCCACTAGGTCTGTTAAGATTGAAGTGTGTAAAAGCTGACGATACATACAAACAATGCAACCAATGTTTTCTAGGAGAATGTTGGCAATGTTCTGATATAGCAGGGAATTGTATGTCTAGCATAAGAGAAGATAAGCAAAATGTAGTTTTTGTAAAAGTGGAGGAATGAGATATGCTAAAGAGTGCCTTATTTTCAGTTGTATTCAAAGTTGACAATGGTAGAATTTATTTTGAAAGATAATTTATGAAACTCCGAAAATACAAGACTTGCGAATTAGACCCACGTTCGGTAGTCGTACCGATTGCTGATGTAAACAAAATTGTAAACTTTATAAACAATATCTGTAAATCGGATATGAGTGATAAAGATAAAATTGAACTGATAAAATACTATATGAAGGATATAAAATGAAAAAGGTATGCGAAATATGCGGAAAAGAAAAACCGTTATCAGAATTTAGCAAGTCTTATAAGAAAAGATGTAAGGAATGTGTGGCTGAAATGACGAGAGAAAACAGACGTGTTGAAAAAGAGTTTAAAGAATTTAATCAAATCAGAAAAGAATTAGAGTTAGATAAAGATAAAGTTGATTGGGAAGCGAGAAGATATGAATTGGCGAAAGAATACTCTAAGGTCTTCATAAACCTGCAACACGAGAGAGGTAGAATTGATTGTGGATGCTATGTCCCAAATGTGGTCGAATGGTCTGTTGATATTGCCGATGCACTAATAGCAGAACTAAAAAAGAACCCAATTAACAATAAATAACAATATATTTGCAATTCATAATAAATATATTTGTATATTTGTAACAAATAAATTTGTGAATTATATGAAAGAATTTTTAGTAAATCTGATAAACGAAGAACGAACAAAGAAGAAATTAAGCAAAAGTGAACTTGCAAAAAGAGCAGGTATCACACTTAATCAGTTCCGAAATATAGAAGCTGGTAGAAATACCACCATTGATTCTTTGGATAGAATTTTGAAAGCACTTGAAGTTAAACGAGTAAATATTAAATTGGTATGAAAACAATAACTCTTAAAAAACTCACCTTGCAGGATTGGCGAGGACAAAACAAAGTTATAGACTTCGGTCACAATACAGAAATCAAAGGAAGAAACAAATCAGGTAAGTCAAGCTGCTTCAATGCGTGGCTTTGGTTGCTTACTGGTGCAGACGAACAAGACAGAATCAACTACAAATTGTTCGATGATACCTTGCCGCTTACTTACGAAAACTCAAAACTTGCATCTGCCGAAGCCGTGTTGGATATTGACGGAGTAGAATACACGCTGAAAAAGACCGCAAAGCAAGGTTGGACGAGAAAGAAAGGTCGTGAGGAATACGAAAAGAAAGCTACTGACGATTACAAGTTTTATATAGACTGCATTGAGAGAAGTGCAGGAGATTATAAGTCGTTTATAGAAGAAACATTTGCGCCTTTCGACAAGCTGAAACTTATGCTGAATATCAGACATTACAAATCACTTGATTGGAAAGACATGCGCAAGCACTTTGAATCACTTGTAGGTAATATTGATGAATCTGAAATGAAAGGTGACTATACCGACATTCTGAACGACTTGAAGAAATACCCTATTGATGAGGTCAAAAGCTCTTACAAGTCAAAAATAAAATCCGTAAAGTCAAGCGTAGAAAGTCTGCCTATCACTATTCAGACATTGCAGACAAGTTTACCTGACATTCAAGGGTTAGATGATGTTAAGAAAGAAATCGAAGAAACGAAGAAACAGATTGCCGACATTGACGCACAGATTACAGGAAGCAGCGAAAGCGTTCAGCAGTATATCGACAAGAGAAATGCAGAGTTGAAAGAGATTTCCGAACTTGAAAGAGAGTTGGCAGAAGCAGAAAGCAAGTACAACCTGAAACCGATTGAAGAAGCTAACAAGATTAAGGCAGAAATGGCTGAAATTTATATTAGAAATGCGCAGATTTTGAAAGAAAATGAATTATCCAAGCAATCTATCGAAAACGCAGAGAAAACGCTTAAATCGGCAACATCTAAACTTGAAAAGCTGAACGAGTATCGCAACACATTGCTAAAACAGAATGAGGAAGTAAAAGCAATGGTATTCACAGATGATAAATGTGCCTATTGCGGACAGATTTTGCCGGAAGATAAACTTGAAGAAGCTAAGAAGCAGTTCTTTGAAAGAAAAGAAGCCAAACACAATGCTATTGTAGCAGAAGGTAGAGCAAACAATGAAAAAATTGCCGAGGTTAAGAAAGAGATTGACGAAGCAATGACTGTTATCGAAAAAGGATATACCGAAAAGCCTTTGCTTGACAAGACTGAACTTGAAAGCAGATTAGCCGATTTGAGAAAGAATTTTATTCCGTATAAGGAAACTATCGAAGGCAAGGAGAAAGTGGCTAAAATCTCAAATAAGAAGGCAAATATGACGGTTGTACCAACGCAGGATAATGCGGCTTTAATCAACATGAAGAAAGACCTTATGAATGATGTTGAGGAACTTTCTAAGAAACTCGGTGTAAAAGATACATACGACAAGCAGATTGAGGTTATCAAGCATAAACAGAACGAACTTAGAGAGAGCAGCATCGAACTTGCAAGACTTGAAGGTATGCTAAACAAAGCTATAAAGTACGAGCAGGAGAAAGCACAGCTTGTTTCTGACAAGGTGAACGGAATGTTTGACTATATTTCTATTGTAATGACTTCGGTAAACAAAAGCGGTGACATTGTACCTGATTGCAGAATCCTTGATTCAGAAGGTGTATCGGCACAAGTTACAAATGCAGCAAGCAAGGTTAGATGCGGACTTGATTTGTCGTTAGGTTTTCAGAAGTTCTATGGTATTAACCTGCCGATATTCATTGATGAATCGCATACGGTAGATGAAGATAATTACCCATTGATAGAAAATCAGACTATCAAAATGTGGAACAATGGTGGCGAATTTAGTGTAGAAATTAAAGATTGAGGTTATGAGCAAGCAATGTTTAGATATTTCACAGATGCAGCACCTGAGGAAGTTGGGTGTTGATACAAGTAAGGCAAGTATAGCTCTTGTGTATAGAAATAGTTATGGTGATATAGTTGATTGGGATGTTGTTAATAAAGATATTCACGAGGAAGATGTAGGGCAGCATAATCCATACATAAGGGGAAAATTTGGTGCATTTACTTTGCAGGATATTTTGGATTTACTGCCAAGCACAATAAGTATAGAAACCACTGATGAGATTAATGAATACTGGCTTGAACTTGGTGTAAGCGAAAGGAATAAATCGTATTGGTTTGTACAATATAGGTCAATAGAGGATAGTATATATGTAATTAGGGGAAATGAAAGCCTTATTGACGCAGCCTACGAAATGCTTTGTTGGTGCATAGAAAACGGATATATTAAAACAAGTAAGGAGGAATAATTATGCCGCAGCAGTATAAACAAGTATTGGAAGTAGACAGACTGATTGGTGCAGAAGTCCACGAAAGAGTTTTCAACGGAGAAATCGTAGAATGTATCAGCATACCGATAAAAGAAAACGGTATGCACTTTACAAACAAGGGAAGATTGCTAATGGAAATGTATGTGACACCAAGACGACCGAATCCGCAGAATATAACGCATTACCTTTCGCTTTGCTTCAATCCGTTGGTGAAGCATGAGTATCTGAAAATAAAGGCAGCAGGATTCTATGAGCAGGTAAAGTTTATCGGTCACATGTTTCCGTGGTCTAACTATAAGAGAAGGTGGGACAACAAGCCTAAGACAGAAGATAGTATTGACGAAGCATTAAGTGTGGAGGAATAGGATATGAAACTTAAATGTTATGAAAATGTAGTTTCTAAAGTTTTCGGAATAGAGGACTTATTTAGGAACACTAAAAAGATGGAATACATAGAAGCACGTGCTACACTGTTTTATCTTTTAAGACAATATACAGACCTGAAATACATAAAGCTAGGCGAGATTTACGGATTTGTTCATTCCAACATAAGACATCATGTTATAAATATGGAATTTCGCCTGAAATACGACAAGAATTTGCGTGATAAAGTAGAAACTTGTAAAAAAATGATAGAAAATTTTGCAGATATAAAATAAGTTTGTATATTTGCATAGTTTAATTTAAAATCGCTCATATTTTCAACTAGAAAGCATTGGTTCGTGAGAATAGATGCTTTTGAATTTGAGAATGGTATCGTGGCGGAATATAGACGCTAAAGTGTAGCTCTTATAGATAGGTTGGCAATGGCATAGCTTAATAGGGTGTAGCCGTAAAAGAACAATTAACGCTTGACAAATCACCCACGAGTTCAAAAAGATTGTGATTTAATCACAGACATTGAGTAAACAATGTTAATAATAAATCTTAAAACTCCTATCATGCAGGTGTGAACCCTGCCGATACCGCTACAACAGCCGCATAATAATTACGTAATAAAAGCGGAACGAAACACGTAAGCACAAAGTTGGCTTATCCTAATCGTTAGTAGGCACTCCCTCTCGGTGGTGGATGATGAGAGGAACTTGCATTGTGGCGGAAGTAGACGCAAAAAAACTGTAATGTGGTAGCCGAACCACACATTAAACAAAAAAGGTTTCAGCGCAGAAGTGCGGAAGCGGTTGCAGGTATCGAATCCTGCCGATGCACTAACCAAAAACAAATAACAATGAAAAGAGTTCTTTATTTAATTGAAAAGGCGGTAAGAAGATGCTTAAACAGCAAATCAATGTTGCCTACGGGAATGTCGCCAATTTGGTGATTAATTCCCACAAAGTTAAATAAAGTTAATAGATTTGGATATTTGAAATTTGTGTATTATATTCGCAGTGTTATCAGAAGGTTATGCAGCTTGTGATACGCAAAACTTTGAATACTTCATATAAAAAACGTAGTAAATAAGTTGAGTATAGATAGGCTGCATACATCAAAGATTGATGCTATCTATACGGCTTCATAGATTAACAAGGTCGTAGTCAGATAGAGATTCTGATTACGATTTTTGTTTTTTATACGCTAAAAGTTTTATTATGACAAACAAAGTGAACATACGACAAGAAGATATGCAGATGCGGATAATCAATCTGCCTACTTCTATTCTTACCAAGTGCAAGGACAAAGATACCTTGTTCTTGGTAGCTATCGCTTTGTTTGTAAAAGCCCATAGCGGTGATTCCATGTTCCGAAATACTTCCGTAAGAAACATTCGTGAGAAATTCGGTGTAGGTCAGGTAAGAGCAAGAAAGATTATAAACGCTGTAAAAACAACAATACATATTTCAAGTACAACAAATATACTGACGCATTTGTAGCCAAAACTTTCAAGAACAAGACTATCGTATCAGATAACAAGTTTGGAAAGAAAATTTGGTCTATGTATGCCGTAAGACTTGTGATTGACAAAGAGTGGTCTTTACTTGATATAGAGAGATATGTACACGACATGATTTATCTTCATGCAATCAACGCAACTGAAAGAAGCGATAAGTTTTACTCTTGTAGAGAAATCAAAAACAACATCTTGTTGACAACCAAAGATGCGCTGACATTAAACAAAATGAAGAATATCGGTGGTGTATGTAAATCTACTGCACGCAGACAACTTCTGAAACTTCAAGCAAACAACATGATTAATATCAAACAAGGATATACACAGTTAGTCCTTTCTTCTGTATGCGAAGGTTCTATCCGTGAAAGCGGACTTGAACACGTTAATATTGTATATGACAAGAAACGTGGCTTCGGCTATATCGTTGTTCCGAATCAATACAAAATAACAAATAGAAGTATTACCCGGTCTTTCAGAAATATCATTTTCAATCACAAGAAAAGACTAACTTTCAATGCTAAGACTAAAGAAGTTGACATCATGGAAACTCCTTTAATGGGTGCTTATGCTTAATTTTTTTGTATGTGTACCCGAAATGAAACACTTGGCAGTATATACTACTTGTAGAGTATGTATATGTATATATTAGGAATATATTTAGAGTTTATGTTTAACTGATAAATAGTTATTATGAATACAGAAGAAATAAAACTGATTAAGGGTGATTGCTTAATAGAAATGAAAAATATTCCCGATAAGAGTGTGGATTTGATTGTAACAGACCCACCATACGGAATGAATTTCCAAAGTCATAGAAGAAAAGAAGTTTATGACAAAATAGCAAATGACGTAAATCTTGATTGGATTTATAATTTTTACAATCAATGCTTTAAGGTTATGAAAGATGATACAGCTATCTACAGTTTTTGCTCATGGCATAAGATTGACGAGTTTAAGGCTGAATTTGAAAAGCATTTTACTTTAAAGAATATACTTGTTTGGGTTAAGAATAATCACGGAAGTGGTGATTTAAAAGCAAGCTATGCACCTAAATATGAATTTATACTATACGGCAATAAAGGTAGAAGATGTTTTGAAGATAAAAGACATGAAGATGTGTTGAACTTCAATAAAACAAGAAACACTTATCATCCAACCGAAAAACCAACAGATTTGATTGAATTTCTTATTAAAAATTCATCTAAAGAAGGCGATGTAGTATTGGATTCTTTCATGGGCAGTGGCACAACCGCAGTTGCTTGTATAAACACCAACCGAAAGTTTATTGGTATTGAGTTAGACGAGAATTACTACAATATAGCTTGCAAACGAGTTGAGGAAGCAATGAATAATAAATAATTAAACTTATTTTAGCATGAAACTCACCGAAGAAATGAAAAAGAAGATTGATGCCTACTTTGAAAGAAAATCCGCGGAAGAGGTGGAAGAGATACTGAAAAGGTATGGCATAGAAGTAGGCAAAAACGAAAAAGATGAATTTTTAGAAAGACCTATCGGAGATATTTTTGAGTTTGAGGGAACAAAACTTAAAGTAGTCAAATCTATGGATTCAGCTTGTTTCGGATGTTACTTTCATACAACAAGAGGATGCAAGCATCAAAATATGAAAGGCATTGGTGCTTGTGATAAAAAGGATAGAAGTGATAGAAATTATGTAAAATTTATAATCACCTACCAACAATTCAAACAACTTTTAAACGAAAACAATATGGAAACAAAAGAAGTAAAAATTCAAGTACCGGAAGGTTATGAAATTGACAAAGAAAACTCAACATTCGAACTCATCAAGTTTAAGCCTATTAAGAAAGTGCTGACTTATGAGGATGTGGCAGAGGAATTGTTTTTTGGAAAAGGTATGTGTTATACTACGTATGACGGTTCTATTATTAATGTAATAAGTTGCAGTAAAAGCGAATACAAACAACCTAACAACTTCACGTCAGAAAAGCAAGCTCAGAAACTCCTTGCTATCAACAGACTGATGAATGTAGCTAGATATTTGAATGGTGATTGGCAACCGGATTGGAGTGATGGTACATCGCAGAAATATTATTTATCAATTAAGAAAGAAGATAGTTCTATTACGACAGATTTCGCACTACAGAAATGCTCCGAAGTGGTTCATTTTAAGACATTGTATTTAGCTCAGCAAGCCATAGAAATCTTAGGCGAAGAAACAATCAAGTTAGCATTAAGTACGGATTGGTGATATGACGGAAATAGACATCGTTTGCGAGAGAATTGAAAGAAACATTGAGTTACTGATTAAAGTTATTGGAAGTTATGGAACAAGAAATTATTGAAAGATGGGAAAGAGGTAAGGAAAACCTTAGAAAGTATTTTGAAGTGACACCGCAGTCTGAATATGACGAATATCCTAAAATAGTTTCGGCTCTTATACATCATTGCCTTAACTATGGTGATTTAAGGGATGACGAAAAGTTTTCAGAAGAATTTGAAGTGTCAGACCACGGGGATTATCAAGGCACGCAGATATTCCTATTGCACATGGATTGTTATCAGCCTGACGCACAGCATTACTATGTATTTGACAACTATTACGGTTCATGTAGCTGTTGCGATACATTGTTAGGCATAAGCGGGTATGAAAGCGGTATTCCTACAAAAGAGCAAGTAGACGAATATATGACTTTATGTTTGCACATGGTTCAGAGAATGAAATGGTTGGGTGATTTACTAAAAGGCTGATATTATGGAACAAGACACTAAGACGGTCACGATGCCGCTTTCGGAGTATAACCAATTAATACAAAATTCAAACAAATGTTTTGTAGAACTATACGGATATACAAAAGAGGAAATTGAAGAATTACAATCATCAAGAAACGCATCTATTAACAATACGATATATTGGACTAATAGGTACAACGATTGTGAAGAAAAATTATCGGAAGCAAAAGAGGTGATACAAAACTTAAAAGATACAATATCTAAAATGGAATCTGAACTATCAAAATATAAAAGCAAAAAATGGTACGAATTTTGGAAGTAAATACTTTGAAACTTCAAACCAATTTGCTATCTTTGTAACAAGAAAACAAACCATTAAAAACATATAGATATGGCAGAAGAAAACAAACAGAAAATTAGCGGTAGAATCATCGCAGTAATGCAAATGAAAACGGGAACTTCACAGAAAGGTACATGGGCTTCTCAGGAATATGTGCTTGAAACACATGATTTATATCCTCAGAAAGTATGCTTTGAAGTTTTCGGTACGGAGAAAATCCAACAATTCAACATTCAGATGAATGACGAGGTGGATATTATGTATAACTTCGATGCTCGTGAGTTTAAAGGACGTTGGTACAATACTATCCGTGCTTGGTCTGTATTTAAGCGTTCGGAAGGCGGTCAGACGCAAGTAGCTGCACAGAATAACAATGTTGCACCGAAAGCGAGTGAACAAAAAGTAAATGATGATGATGTGCCGGATTTGCCGTTCTGATAACTAACTGAAAATCAATAGATTATGAAATACAAAGTAGGAGATAAGGTTCGTGTAAAATCGAAAAGGTGGTGGAATTTACAACCTAAAAACGAAAGTGGTAGTATAGATTGTGGAGCTGATACATTTAACAACTGTATGGCTTCAATGTGTGGAGAGGTTGTAGAAATATCAGATGTTGAAGAAAACACTTATTTTATTAAAGAGTTTGGCTATAATTGGACTGACGAAATGTTTGAAGGTTTAGTATCTGACGAAAAACCGCTTATTTCTACCGAACTGATAAAAGATATAGCCGAAGTAGTGAAAACTCATAATTTGGGCGTATCTATAAGCGAAAATGAAGGCAAACTTATTATCGAACCATTGAAAGTTGAAGAAGATTTGCCGATTGATACTCCGTGTATGTGTAGTGGTTCTATGCAAGGGCAATTAGCTTGGTTTGTTAGGTTTTATGCAGGTAAAGGTCAGACTTGGTGGGATTTAGGGAAATCGCATAACGAAATGAGAAAAGTTGATTGGAATTGTATTATACCGTGGGATAAATTCAACCCCAACAACATTGAAGAGTCACTGAAATATAACATCGTAAATAAATAAGATTATGTTAGAACCGAATGAATTAAAAGAACTTGTGTACGCACAAGACAAGAACGTAGGAAACTTTGAAGAAACAAAGAACGAAGCCTATAAGATGAAACGTATTCAACGCATGGCTAAGTTCAACGAAAAGACACACACAGTAATTGAAACATTGCAGAAATGGGGATTGCCGTTTACTCTTTGTGAAATTATTCACGGAAAGAAACAAAGACACAGAATCACAACCGACATCTTTATTCCTGATGCAAGCGTGGTTATCCGTCAAGTAGACATGAATGATGAAGTAGAAGTTTCAAAGGCTAATCTTTTCTTTAAGTCAATGAAAGCAAACTTCTATCCGATGTTTATCCGTTCGACAGATAGCGAAGAATTTGTAATTACAAAGTTGCAGAACGTATTGCTTAAAGCGAATCAGAAGCCGATGAAAGGTTTCAGCAAAATTAAGTTTATAAAATATGAGAAGCCTAAAAGACCTCGCATTAAAGCGGTGAAAGTTGGGAGAAGTAAATAAGTAATAACTTAATAGTGGGAAGCTACGTTAGTGCCAAATAACTATGAATGAAATTTATTGGATAACAAGACTTGATGCAATACAAGCACTTCTTTTTGTGCTTTCAGCTCTATCTATTATTGCAGTTATTGTATGCTTTATAAGATGGGTTGATAAAGAGATTAAAAACGGAAAAGCTAAACATTTTGTAATTAGCATTTTTGTAAGTCTGTTTTTAATGATAGCACTTGTATTAACCCCAAGCACAAAGGATGCATTTATGATTTGGGGCGTAGGCGGCACTATTGACTACATCAAGTCAAACGAAACGGCTAAGCAATTACCCGACAAATGTATTCAGGCATTGGATAAGTTTGTAGACGAATATATGTTAAACGAAGAAGATAATAAGGAGGAATAGTTATGTATTACGAAGTAACTCTTAAAGTAACAAAACAAGATAACAAAGGCAAGGACAAGGAAGTAAAAGAAAGCTTCTTGGTAGAAAATGCTGAATTGTGGAGCGAAGTCGAACAACGTGGGCTGGAATTGTATAATAGTGAAGCGGATATCGTAGCAATGAAACGCTCTTCTGTTATTGAAGTAGTAAACGAAAAGAAGGAAGATACTCCTATTTTCAAGGCGAAACTTATCTCTACTTATGTAGACGAGAAAGGTAAGGAAAAAGAAAAGTCATGGGTAGTAGCCTTGTTTGCTGCCGACATGAACGAAGCCAACAAGAAGATGCAGGAATACATCAAGCAAGGTATGGAGGACTTAACTCTCCGTGAGATTAAACAGACAAATCTGTTGGAGATTATCTAAATATTTTGTAACTTTATAAAGGATAAAAGCATTTATTATGGCAAACAATAATTTACCTCAGCTAAAAGCAACATTGAACGCACCAAGCGTTAAAGCTAAGTTTGAAGAAATGCTCGGTAAAAGAGCACCACAGTTTATGACATCTATCACTTCGGTTGTAGGCAATAATGCATTACTACAAAAAGCAGATGTAAATTCTATCGTAATGGGAGCAGCAACAGCAGCAAGCATGGATTTACCACTCAATCCAAATTTGGGATATGCAGCACTTGTTCCGTTTAACTCAAAAGACGGATGCTTTGCACAGCTTCAAATCATGACAAAGGGCTACGTTGAATTGTTTATTCGTAGCGGTCAGTGTAAATCCCTTATCTGTGAAGTCGTGAGAAAAGGTGAGCTTGTAAAAAAGAATAAGTTTACAGGAGAATATGTATTTGATGAAAGTAAGAGAGAGAGTGATGAGATAATAGGTGTTATGTCAGCCTTTGAGCTTGTTAATGGGTATAAGAAGGTCGAATATATGACCGTGCAAGAGGTAAAAGACCATGCACAGAAATTTTCACAAGCATACCGAAGAAACGCTGCTATATGGAAGGACAACTGGGAAGAGATGATGAAAAAATCTTGTTTAAAACGATTGCTTGTCAGATGGGCACCTAAATCAATAGAAATGCAGCAAATGGTTATGTTTGACCAAGCGGTTGTAAAAGGTGATATTAGCGATATGAACAGTGCACAAGCTGTATATGCAGACAACGGACAAGAAGTTAACGCCGAGCAAACTGAACATGTTGAAGATGCGGTTGAAGTTGATGAAAATGGCAATCCTATCAAAGTGAATAAGGTGACCGGTGAAATTATACAACCTAATAGAGAAGATAACGATTTCTAATAATTAAAAACATAGGGGTAGGTAAATCCTACCCTTATTCTTATGAAACAAAAATCTTTGATTAAAATACTTGGCAGTGGAAGTAGTGGAAACTGCGCATTAGTCTATGATAGTAGAGGTAAATGTATCATACTTGATTTAGGGTTGAGTTGGAAAGATATAAACGAAGGCTTGGATTCAGATATATCCAATGTATCGGCAGCTTTGGTAACTCATGCACATTTCAAAGACCATTCAAAGTCAGTTCTTAACGCATTATATCGTCAAATTAAAGTTTATGGGAACGAGGATATATGTAGCAAATATAAGGGATGCAGACTAATGAAACCTAAACTTAAATACAATATAGACGGATTTAAGATAGAAACATTTGAATTAGTTCACAATGTGCCTAATAACGCTTTTATAATTGATACTTATGACGGAATACGCATTTTATACTGTACTGATACGCAAATAATACCCGAAGTTATACATGATGTAAATTATGCTATCATTGAATGTAATTACGACTTTGATATAGTATTCGAGAGAGGACTCGCTGGTAAAGATAGCGCAAGCCATTTTGAGTATCACCATAGCTTACAGAGCTGTATTGAATATCTGTCAAAGATAAACAATCCAAACCTAAGACAAGTAATTATCTCACATCTTAGTGATAGCAATTCTGACGAAAGAAAGTTTAAGCAAAAGATTTTTGAGGAATTAGGGATAAATGTTTTGGTTGCAGATAAGGGAGTAATTGTTGAACTAAATTCAGAGGATTTCTAAAATGAAAACAAGGATTAGATGTATTGATTTAGGAAGATTATCTTCGCTTGGAGAGAAGATGTACGTAATAGAAGTAAAACGTCATTTTTGGAATAGATGGAAGATAAGAGATTGGGAGAACATCGAAAGAGGTTTGCCTAGATTTTATAACTCTATACAAGAAGCAAAAGAACATTTATAATGGCACAAACGCTAGGTGAAGCAATCCGATTGTTAAACAGATTGGGAGTTTTCGATATAACAGATATGTCTATGGATAATAACAGTGAAAATACATACAAGATAGCGCACAGATTTCAAGAAGAGGTAATTGTCCCTTTGCTTGCTATACAGAACAACTGCGGATTCGTGTTGTCTAAAGGCGACAAATACTTATTATTTGCCGACAATATAACCGCAAAAGTATTCGAATGGGATAGTAAAAGTATCGTATCACTTGAAGAAGATATAAAGTGTCTTTATAACCTTGATGCTTGGACTTTCTTGAAAAAGTGGTACGGAGTATATCCTCAAATGACAAGTCTTGATTTCTTGCATATTAAAGTTGGGAAGGAGGGATATAAGAATGAGTAAGATTTACGTTGGAATAGATAACGGCATTAGCGGGACAATAGGTATCGTTGGCGAAGGTATAGACCCTGTGTTCGTTAAGACACCTGTGATGAAAGAACAAGACTACACGAAAGATAAGAAAATAATTACAAGACTTGACTATTCAAAGTTTATGGAATTATTTAGCGGGCTGAATAAAAACGATGTTTGTGTAGTAATGGAACGAGCTATGGTGAACCCGCAGAGGTTCGTTGCTACCGCATCAGCATTACGCTGCCATGAAGCAGAATTGATAATGATAGAATTGCTTGGTTGTAAGCACATGTTCATAGATTCTAAGGAATGGCAGAAAGCAATGCTCCCAAAAGGTTGCAGTGGCGAAGAATTAAAGAAAGCGTCTTTGGATATTGGGAACAGACTATTTCCTCAATTTGAAGAAGTAAAACATCCTGATAGAGATGGCTTATTAATAGCTGAATACGCACGAAGAAAGAATCTATAAGATAGTCGGGGTAAAAATTCCCCGATTATTTTCTATCTAAAAGTTGTAAGTTTAAAACTTATAACGTATCTTTGTGGTGTGAAACCAATAAAACAATGAGATATGATAAACTACAAAGATCTGATGATAGGAGATTGGGTTTACAATAGTAAATACACTAAATACCCAATGCAAGTAGTAGGAATAGGAGAAGATTATTGCTATCTAAACTTTGAAGGCAATGAAGCTGATCCGATTGACGGAATAGATGAATATATGACACCGATAGAAGTAGAAGATTCAATTCTAGTAAAATCCGGATTTGAAAAAGAGTTCGACAAGGATCTTTCAAAGTTCTACGGAATGGATATTTTTGAGTATCATAAAGTAGTAAACAAATGTTTCTTGAGAATATCATACATATCCAATTATTTATGCCGTGACTGGTATTGTCAGATAGACAACGAAAAACATTCTTCTATCGGAGGATTTGACTTCCAATATCTGCATGAATTACAAAACGGAATAAGATTGATAACAAGAGGTGATTTAAAAATAAAAGAGTTATGAAAACTATAACAGATAAGAAAGTATATCAATGCGAATTTTGCGGAAAACTTTCTTTAGGCAAAGGTGGAATGGTAGTACACGAAATGAACTGCAAGAAAAATCCAAAGAATTGGACTGATTGCGCTTCGTGTGAATATCTGAAAGTCGAAAGCCGTAAAATAGAAGATTCAGAAGGTAAAAGATGTAAGCGTTGCAAATATTACGATGTAGATTATAACAATTATGGGTATGCGGAATGCACAAAAGATGACGGTAATTGTGACGGTAGCCTATACATTACAGACTTTATATGCGAAAAGACAGGCAAGAAAATGTACTACGAAAAGAAAGTACGTATGATGCGCAAAGAAAAGAGAGAAGAAATAATCAAACGATGTGATTGTGCAATGCCGAACGAGTGCGAAATACTCAAAAAAGAAAGAGAACAAGGAGATAAATTGTTTGACGAATTTGATAAGATGTTATGAGTAACGAAAAACAAAGGGAAGCAAAAGAAGCCGTTTACAGACAAGCCAATTTAGATGTTAGAAGCGTGTGTAACGGACAGTTTTACAAGAAAGGTATAAAAACATACGAACAGTGTAAGAACTGCGCTAATTGCTTCAAATATAACAGCTATAAATCGAAGTCAGAAGATACACCCGAAGTACATTTCCACTATGTAGACACATTCCGCAAATGTGAGTTTTATAAAGTACGACCGATTGACGGAAACTATATAGTCACTACTTCTATATACAACATCCTGTATGTAAATGACCTTGCTTGTGCATGTATCATACAGATGAAAGACTTCATCAAGAATCAAGACAAGGAAACACAGAAGATATTCGGTGCTTTGGAGAAAAGACAAAAACTGTACGAAAGTCTTATATCAGGTATTCTTCCTGAAAATATGGTTTTTTTGGCAGAATATAACTCATACATGGATGAAAGCGTGCAGCCTAAACTTGATACGTTTATAAACGAAATGAAGTCAGCTTTAGACAGTATAGGTGCAGAAAATTCATACTTCATAGCTTTAGCCGAGATAGCACGGACGATAGTAGGATATTCTGTTAAAAACGTAGAAAATAGAGTGCAGGAATGTTTGAAATTCAAAAAAGATTCCGTACATTTGCGTCAGTATAAGATGCTTGATATGCTTCGTGTTGCAGAGAATTTCAGTAATTGGGTTTCAAGAAAATGCGGCAAACTTGACCTGAACAAATGCGACAATGTAATGAAAGCATATCGTGACCTTGACAAGACTTTAATAAACAGAGAGATAATTAACAATGCCTTGTTTAAGGCAAAGGATTTTTATAAACAATAAATTTACAAAAGATGAAAAAAGAAGTTATGTTCTTCCACGCCTATTGGTGTAAAAGCTGCCCTAAGATGGCACAGGTGTTCGGTGAAGTAGCAAAGGAAATGAAGTCTGAAAACATGAAGTTTACTGATGTGGACTGTGAATCCGATTGGGGAGTAGATATGTCAAGCAAATATCAGGTAAGAAACGTGCCTACAATCCTTGTTATTGAGAAAAACAGAGTAATCAAACGTATTGCAGGAACAAGGACAGCTAACGAATTGAAGGAGGAATTGAAATAAAAGTAAAGATTAATTCATAAATATTTGGGAGTTATAGATATTTTCGATATATTTGCATATAAATATAAAATCATGTTATTATGCAGATATGTAAAAATTGCCAAAAAGAATTTGACGAATCTACGATTAAGGTTAAGCTTCCTAGTAATTTTTGCTCTAACAAATGTTATGAGGAATACAAGAAGTGGAATAACACTCCTAACACAGAGTGTCCTGTATGCCATAAACAGTTTTACATAAAACCGAGTGTATTGCAGAGAAATGGTAAATGGGGCACTTGCTGTTGCAAGGAATGTAGCATACAACTGAGGTCTATAAAAATGAAAGGCGAAGGGAATCACCAATATGGGCTTAAAGGAGAATTAAATGCTTCTTTTAAGGGAGGTGTAAACCTTAAAAGTAACAATAAATTAACAGAACGATATATCTATGTTGGTAGTTGGTATAAAAGAAAAATATGCACGGAAGAATTACTATTCATAGATACAATGTAGAAGTTAATCATAGCTATTTTAATAAAGATTTCTTTGAGGAAATTGATGGATGGTTTTATCTGAAAAGAGGATTAGAAGTTCACCATAAGGATTTAGACCATAATAATAATGATTTGTCTAATTTAGAAGTCCTAACAAAAGGCGAACATGTATCCTTACACAACAAACTAAGAGATATGAAAAGAAATAGTAAAGGACAATTTATAAAACAACAATAATGGAGTTAAAAGAGTATCAACAGCGTGCTATGACTACTTGCACGGAAAGTAGCAACAATTTTAGTTATATGATGCTTAACCTTGTTGGCGAAGTTGGAGAATTAGCAAGCAAAGCTGCAAAAAATATTCGTAAAGAACAAGCGAGTATTATACATAATCAATTCGGTTTTAATACCGATTTAAGTGAATCTATGGAAAAAGAAAAGGAAATGAAGTTAGAAGCCGGAGATTGTTTATGGCAGTTAAGTGGACTTTGCTCAGTTATGGGGTGGAACTTAGAGGAGATTGCCCAAATGAACCTTGATAAGCTTGCATCACGTAAGGAAAGAAACGTGATTGTGGGAGATGGAGATAATCGTTAAACAAAAAAGATATGGGGAAATATTTCGATATAGAAGAGCTATGTAAGTCTGACACTGCTACAGCAAGAGGTATAGACAATACACCGACCTACGAAGCAATTCAAAATCTTGAAAAACTGATTAACAACGTGCTTGACCCATTAAGAGAATGGTATGGCAAGCCTATCTATATCAGTAGCGGATATAGATGCCCTGAGTTAAACAAAGCAGTAGGTGGCGTACCAAACAGCTTTCACACAATGGGATGGGCTTGTGATATAGACATGGGAGATAAAAATGACAACCAACCTATTTTTGACTATATCAAAAATAGGTTGCCATTTACCGAACTTGGATGGGAAGGAAACGGAAGATGGGTTCATGTTGCTTATATCAGAGGCAGAGAACACGAAAAAGAAGTATTCTACGCATAACATTCTAAAACATTTGAACTATGACTAATTTTGAAGAAAGAAGAAACAGCATCCTCGGTGTGTTTCAGAAAGCAAAAGAAGATTTGGAAACTTTAAACAAGGATATTAATGATAAAATCAACGATAATACACAGACCATAAGCCGCCTTAACGAAGAAAATTCAAAGCTGGAAAGTCTGATTGTACAAAAAAAAAAATCAGCAAGGGCATTTAAGAATATTCTTAAATTACAACCCATAACTAACACAAGTAAGGCTACTCTCAATCGGGTAGCCTTTTCTATTTATAACTTGTCAATGTAGTATTCAATTTCTTTCTTAATCATTATGAACTCTTGTATAGGTAGCTCTCTTGTAAGTTCACCTAAAAGTTCTCTGATACGTTCCTCTATGTTTAGCCTTTCATCGTGCTCTTCACGATATACAGGGCATGATGTATTGTTGCACATAATAATAACCTTTTTATCGTCCGTCAATTCTGTTTCCTACCAAGTTAGCCAATACACTTATACCGAATCCTTTTATACCATCCATACCATTCAGTTTATTAAGTATCAGGTCTAACTTATCTTCTATACGCTTCAAATCACATTGGTGAATCTGCGTACATCTTTCCTTTGAAATATTTTCTGACTTGAAACCCACCGTCAATGTCTTTCAGTTTCTCAACTGCCTTTCGATAGCATGACAAAGCCATTTTCTCGTTAGGCACTTCTTTCGGCTCTTTATATCCCAAATCCATAGCAATGCTCAAAGCGTGGTCTGAATAGATTGTGCACGCAGTCACATATAATGCGTATGAGTTGTAGTAAGGCTTTTCTTCTACAACACCTCCAAGACTTTCCACTGCCTTTGTAAACACGTCATAAGTCCAATGAAAGCCTTTTATACCGTCCTGATTTACGATACGCATGCCTATGTTCTTTGCTTCATCTTGTGATAAAAAATTCTCCCACTCGATACATTCTATGTGCGATAAAAACTTTTCAGCCATATCGGGATGTACTTTTGCCAACTCACCGAAAGTCCACGTCATTGCATCTCCGAAAGCCTTCATATTCTTGACATCCTTAGATGTTTTCATCTTGTGATACAATTCCTCGTATCTGTCTATCATTTGTTCTTTTGTCATCATAATATATAAGTTTTAGTTTTTAACAATTAGGGCATTTCCCGTTAAACTTAGGAACAGGCTTGTATTTCTTGTTTATAGGTACAAACACCTGCTTTACGTTTTCTGTCGAAACATTTGCTTCTGTTTCTGTTTTCAATTTACTTTTTGCCATAACCAATTATATAGTTTTTGTAATAGAATCAATATCAATCCGAAATAATAAGAAAGATAAGCGACAAACAAAGAAAGTGCAACAGAAACAAACGGGTTGCAGCCAATGTATAATAGTACAAGCAGAGAGAGCCAAAACGAACAGCATTTAGGACACTTCGCTATCTTGCTCGCCATCTTTGCCGCTTCTTCCGTCAATCCGAGGTGATGGGCTGTCACACCCACCACCATACAGATTAGAGCAATCAATAACCACCCCATTATCCTGCTGTGGCTGTTGTGATTGTAAGCGGTGTTTCGCTGACAAATGCACGGCTACAATTCTGACAAGCAGAAGCAGCTACAGAATTTACCACGCTACCTGCTGCTACGGTTGCGCCTGTCAGTGCGGTTGTAGAGTAGATAGGAATTGTGAAGTTCTGCGATAACGGCTGTTGCTTAGTGCAGCATCCACCGCCACAAGGTACATAAGAAATGATACCTTCTACATGGATAGTAGCTACATACTGATTAGTGCCTACCGAATCCAAAGAAACCACCGAGAACTGAGGATTGAATACTGGAGTTACATCAGCACATGTCTTGTAGCACAAACGCTGTGAGATGTTTACTTGTGCATAGTAAGGCGATGTAGTAGAGCCAGCCGCAAGCGTAGCGGTAATTACCGCAGGTTGAATCATGTTGCAATTCATAGTTATACAAAAATTAGCCCCCTATTAATATTCTACAATCGTGCCGAGGGCGTTGGCTCGATTATATCTTATAATACTTTTTCTGTACTTGTTTCGGAGGGAGCAGTACGGACACTATATCCCTCCGTCTGTCCCAAAGGAAGGTTGTAGTCAAGCAGCTTCTTTAATTCAGTCAAATCATCCTTGTCAAATATCAACTTACCTTCCATAAGTTCCAATTTCCCGTTAGCCAAAGCCTTGTCTATAATTCCGTGTGCCATAGCAGGAATGGCTTCATCAGGAACATTTGACAGGTACTTGTTCAGCATAGGCTGTACGATGCTGTTTGTAATAGGTTCAATCATTGGAGATAATTCCTGAGTCAATGACCAGTTCGGACTTACGAAACCTATGGATTTAACCTTGTTTTCTATTGCCTGAACAAAAGGGAAAGAAGCCATCTTAGCCTGAGATAGTTGTAACACCACTGGCTGTAGCCACTTGTTTAATACTGCTGCTAAAATCTGTGAATTTGTATATTGCATATATAAAAGTGTTTTAAAAGTTTAAGGGGCAGATATTTCACCGCCCCAAAAAATCCTTACTGAGCACAACCGCAGCAGCAAGTGTCGCAAACCTTATTGCTTGGTACAATAAACTGTGACAAAGACTGCAACTGAGCAATCTGAGCACTCATTGCGCTAATTGTAGCGGTCTGAGTAGCGTTCAAAGCTGTTTGCTGCAAGTTAACGGCAGTCTGAGCATCCTTGTTGGCACGTACTTCTACACCCAAAGCGTTAATCTTAGATGTGTAGTCGTTCACAACATCAACCAGCTTTTGGTCAACGTAAACCTGAGAACGCAGCAAAGCATTTTCTGATTTCAGAGAATCTGCTTCACGTGCCATGTTCAGTTCGTAACGGTTTACCATTGTGTTGTCAGAGCAACAACCTTCACCGTTACATCCCCAACCGCTGCGACCTAAGATATTACCACCGTTAATACCCAAGAAAGAAGCAATACCAGCAGCAGCCATAATATTCAGTTAGATTCGTTAATTCTAACCCGCCTAAAAGCAGCTGTATATTTCTATACAGATTTGACTATATCTTCACCTTTTTGGTGCTCCCCATTTCCATTCACTTGAATGTACTCTACTCGCTTATTCGGATTAACCTATGCTTTCGATAGTCGATGAACCTTTTCTTCGAATTGTTGATACCATTGCCATTTATACCCATGAGCTGTTTTTATTTTTACGCCTTTTTTATTTATGTATCCATTGCAGCACTTTCCTATGTCTGACGCAGCTTTTATATTACCACATACAGAAATAGCGGCTTCATTTGCTGAATCATAAATTGATATTACCTTATCTGTGAATTTATCTATTTGAACAACTTTCTTTCCAAACAAATTTCGATATTTTTGTTTATTTTCCTCGGTATGGTGCTTACCAAAAAACGGGTTCTTATTTCCAACTCTCATTTTTGACAATTCAGAAAGCCTATCAATCAATTCCTTTGATGGTTTCCATCCATAATTTGGGTTTTCTTTACCGAACTTTTTTTGGGTATTTTTACGCATTTTATTTATGCTCTCTTCTGTATGCTTTCTACCCTTCATCGGATGTCCTTTTTCTTTTATTGTATGCTTAGTGTTTTCTGATATTTTCAATCTTGAATCATTTGGCATTTCAAATCCTACATTACCAGCACCTCCTTCATTCATATTATAGCCACTTTTAAATGAATCAAAAAGTTTTATATAATACATTTCCTTTTCATTTAAAGTTTTAGCCATAACACCCAAGTCGTCAAATTCTTCCCTGAACAAAACTTCATATAAGAAATTTTCAACTCCATATTTTTTTCTTGCGTTATCCATTTTACTTCCACCATAAGATTGATTAATTCTAAAAAACTCAGAACGTCTTCTTTTCTCATTTGAAGTTTGTCCTATATATACCTTTCCACTTGGAGACGTATATTTATAAACTACTCCTTCCATATAATTATGCATTTATTTGTAAATATAGCAATATTAATCAACATTTCAAAGAACTTGGCTGCTGATTGTCCTCGTCTTTACGTTAGGAGTTTCCAGCAATTAAGGGAGTTTTAAGTGAGCAACTGCCTTATTTACCCACTGTGTTAAAATTACCTTGACCTGCGCCAGTCACGTTATAAGACTGACCGTCCATAGTTTTGATTTGCATAAATTTTAAAATTTATCTTGCGCTCTTTTGTCTTTGCGCCTTGACGACCTTGATTTCTCAAAGCTGACCGAAAGTATATATACAAGCAAATCAAGACTAATAAGTATAAAAATATTTTATTGACTTAATAATCAAATAGTTATAAATAATACCGAATATATTTGGATTTTAGTGATATTATTATTACATTAGTGAATTAATTGAATCATAGTGTATTATATGGAATCGAAGATTGAGAAATTGAGTAGATTTGCATCAAAACATTTCGGAATTGAAGAAAAAAAACTTTACAGCGCAAGCAGAGGCAGTCAGATAACACTTGCAAGACATTTTGTATGGTATTATCTTCACAAGGAATTAAACGTATCAATAGGTACATTATCCAAAGAGTTTTTCAGAAGCAAAAGAGCCGTATTCAAAGGAATAAGCAACATCGGCTGGATGATTAACAATCAGAGAATATACAAGGATATGTATAGCAACTTTACGGAAGAATACAAGAAAGCCACACCTTGACTAAGGCATGGCTAACTTTTAAGCAAATACATTTTGTAATTAACGCTTTAATTAGTATATTTGCTGCAAATCATACAAAGTATGACAAAGATAATGAATTTTTCTGATTCCGCAAACGATAGCTTGCAAAATTCAGCGTCTGCCAACGAAAAAGGCATTCAGATTTTCAACAATCAAGAGTTTGGTAATGTAAGGGTAATAATCAAGAATGATGAGCCTATGTTTTGTTTGAGTGATATTTGCAAGGCTGTTGGTCTAAAAAATCCATCATCTGTGAAATCAAGATTAGACCCACAAGATTTGCAACTCATTGATTTACACGCCCTAAAACACGGTGAGGGTGAAATAATAGGCAATTCGATGGCTAATTTTGTTAATGAAAGTGGCTTTTATGATGTGCTTTTATTCTCAGATAGTCCTAATGTAAGACCATTTAGAAAATGGGTTACAAGTGAAGTGTTGCCCTCAATACGCAAACAGGGTGGTTATATGCTAGCCAAAGAAAATGAAACCCCCGAAGAACTTATGGCTCGTGCCTTAATGATTGCACAAGAAACATTAAAGCGTAAAGAGCAAAGATTACTTGAAGCAGAAAACAAAATCAAAAAAGATGCCCCCAAAGTGGAATATTTTAACGGTCTTATTGAACGAGGAAATAACCTAAACTTCCGTGATACAGCCAAACTTTTAGGAATAGGAGAAAAGGCATTTATCTTCATGCTGATTGATAACAAGTATATATATCGTGACGCTAAAGGTAAACTGAAACCTATTGCGAAGTATGTAGACAAGTATTTCGTTCTGAAAGAATGGAACAGAGAAGAGAATGGTAAGGCAGGTACACAAACTCTTATTACGGTAAAAGGTAGAGAATACTTCAAGAAGATAGTAGACGATATTTTAAGAGAACGACAATAATAAAGAAAGCCACCTCATAATCGGGGTGGCTAACTTATTTGTATATGAATTATGAAAAAGAAATTACACTACTTCCACTTTCAATACACGTCCTTGAACACCTGCCTTTGATTTAGACATTGAGTTCCAAAGATTATACATCAATCTCAAATGTTCAGTCTGCATTTTCATTTCGGCAAACAAAGGACTTTCTACTGGTGGATTTAACAAGAAGTTATATATTCCGCTAACCTTGACGTTTGTGTCCGCACTAAAATATCTTATACTTTCAGTTATTGCAGCCAAAGCATCAGCGGTTTCTTCTGTGATACCGCTTATAGATTTAGACAATCCACTCATCGTATCACCCTCGTCCGCAGCACCTAAATCAAAGCTTCCGGCTATCGCTTTCCAAAACTCATTTAACTGAGGTATAACTTGGTCTATCTTATTTTGTATCTCTTCCGCTTCTTTCGGTGTAAATACTGAATCCTGCAACATACCGTCAAGCATATCCATGACAGGTTTCAAATACTTTTCAGTGCCTTTCAGCATCAACTGTTTGGCTACTACATTCTGAATATACTCATCCCATTTGTCGCTAAGAGCATCAAGACCGTCACCAGTCTCCATATAGGCTTCAAGCCAAGCATCAGCAAATTCTTGTGCGGCAGACTTGACATTTGCATCACTTCCGAATCCTCCTAAGTCAGCTATAAACTGTTCTTCCAATTCCTTTATAGCGTCAAGATTGTCTTGTATCTGATTCTGCCATTCCTTTATTCTATCATCGTCAGTTTTCTTCTTGTCTTGTTCCGCTGCTATTGCATTTCTCAAAGCCTCATTCTGTGCTTCCAAATTAGCAACAGACTGTTCGTATGAAGCCTTGTATGTGTTGATAGAATATGCACCTTCGATAGCTCCCTGCAACTTCTCATAAGAACGCTGCAATTCTTCTATCAAATCTATTTGACGCTGAATCTCTTTTTCTCGTTTGTTGTCGTGGATATTTATTATTGACTTGACTACACTTGCCACACCGCTTATAGCTTGCAAGCCACCGCCTATAATATCTCCTGACGCTATACGTCCTACACCCATTCCCAAACTTACAGCACCGTCAGCTATACCTTTGATATTGTTAAGCATTTCTTTTGCTTCGTCACTTGCACCGAATATATCCATAAGGTTTTCGGCTGCTCCAAACGCTGCATCAGATACACTGTTTATAATACTTTCAAGTCTAGTATAATAGTCAAGCTGTGTTTCTCCTTCCTGCTTGCCTTTCAGTATGGCTTCATACAACGCACGGAAAGGATTCTTCTTCTGTATTTCATCGGCAACCTGATTATTCTGTTTCAGTAACTGCTGATATTGCTGTTTTGTAAGTGTAACCTGCTTGGTTATTCCGTCCTTATCCGTATAAGACGAAGAATATCCTTTTATATCACCTTTGTCGCCTTTTATCTCTGTTCTGTTAGCAATAATTTCATCGGTTATCCTAGACAGTTCAAGCAATGAATTTACGCTTATATCATTCAAGTCACCGAATAGTCTTTGCCAAAAGTCCGTAAGCTGCAACGCTTCACTCTTTAACTGTAAAAGAGCATCCTCGCCAGCTTGTATTCTTAATTTCAACAGTTCTTCCTGCTCCTTGTTTACGGCTTTGCCCATAGCTTTCTGTTCTTCCAATAAAGCTAAAGCGTCCTTGTCGGCAAACAGATTGGTCTGAACTGTCTGCATCTTTTCTTGATTGGTCTGATACTTCTCACGTAGTTTAGCAAGTTCATCGAATCTCTTTCTAGCTTCCTTTACTTCCAAAGCCGTAAGCTGCTCTTGGAATTTTCTAGCTTGCTTTATTTGGTCGTCACCGCCTTGTTTCTGTAAGTCAGATATAACCTTTCTTACCTTTTCAGCAACTTCTTCAAAAGTAGTAGCGTCAAGACCAACCATAGATATCTCTTCATCAGTTACTCCTAAATCTTGAAGCATATTCTTGAAAGCACCTGCATCTATTCCTGCTGATTGAAGTTCGAGGTTAAACTCATAGTTAGAGAAAATATCATCAATCTGTCTTTGTATTTCTTCAAGACCTTCTGCCTTAACCTTGATATTCTGTTCGGATTTCAGAGGTGCTAAAGCTTCATCTACGGCTTCCTTACCGCCTTGTATTGTTTTGTAGGTAAGGTTTTCTATACCTTTTACAACTCCTTCCGTATCAAATGACATAGCAATGTCAAGGTCTAAATTACTGAAAGCATCAGCAAACGATTCACGTACCTGCTTGATAGCATCTTCTTCGCTGTAATATTGTCTTAGCTTCTTGTATTCATCTCCTGCTTTCTTGATTAATGCTATTTGGTCTTTAAGACGTTTCAATTCAGGATTTTGCTTTGAAGTCTTAGTTCCCTTTTCTTCAAGTTCACCCCAGTCTTTAAGGGTGTTTTTGACTTGAACCATCTTTTTATTCAACTCATCAAGTCTTTGTGCATTTGTCTTGTCAGGGTACAATTCCTGATTAGCCCTTTTTATCTTTTCTGCTTCTTCTACTAAGTCCTTATATTCATTTTTAAGGTCATTAAAGTATTTAGAAGTGCCCTCTCCTGCTTCAACTTTAGGGACTAAAGAAAACTCTTTGGATTTAAGGTAATCATTTACTCTTTTCTCCATATCAGAGAATTGCTTTTCAATCTTTCCTTCAATGTTAAGCTTTACCCCTATATTTACTTCAAATTGGGTTTGAACAAACTTTCTAACAGCTTCGTCTTTAATATCAAGCAACCTTATAAACTCTTCTGTGGCTTTTTGCGCAGATTTTCTGCCTTCTTCTGTTGAAATGTCAAAAGCAGACTTATATCCTTCCGCTATTTGCTTTATACTTTCAGAAAGTTTACCATTTGAATCATTGAGAGCATCGTTAGCTTTTTCGGCTTTTCTAGCTTCTTCTTGATAATCGTATATTATATCTCTCAAATCTCCAATATTTACACCTGTTGTATTACTTACTACAAAATACATCTTCTGTATCTTATCGTATGTAGACATGGAGCTTTTTGCAATATCGTCAAGCTGTTTCTGCAATTCTTTAGAAGCGTATTTATTTGTAGCAAAATATTCCTTTATTCTTGCACTCATTTGAATAAATCCGCTAGAAACGTTATCCATGCTTGACTTATAGTTTTGCTGCTCCTTTGAGGCATCTTTTATGTTTTCTACAAGACCTTCATTCCAAAAAGTTTCGGTTTGTCTTGACAGATATGACAGATATGTTGTTTTTTCAAGTTCCTCATTTAATATTTTTTGGGCAGAAGTCAAATCTACCGTTCCGTCCTTTTGCTTTACAATTCCACTATATACTTCGGGGAATTTGTTTTTTAAATCATTAAGAAGTGTATTTAACTTCTCTCTTTCTTTGTTGGCTTCACTTTCTACTTCGTAATATTCCTTAGTTCCTTTCTTTATGGATTCTAGTGAATCTAAGGATTTTCTTATTTTTTCATTTTGTTCTTCTATTTTAGAAGTGATAGAGTTGAAGCTTTTTCCTGTTTCTTTTACACTGTTTACTAAGACATCATAAGCCTTTTTATTTTCCTCAACTTTCTTTACATGGTCGTATAGTTCATAACCTAAATATGCTACTGCGGAAGCAATCATTACAAACGGATTGGCTTTAGCAAAAGCAATCAAAGAGTTAAATACTTTAATCGTTTTAGCGGTAGCACCAACAAGACCACTTTGTGCGGCAGTAGCAGCAATAGAGCTTGCAGCAAAGGCATTGTTGGCTTTAGCGGCAAGTAAAACTTTAGCTGTGTATAAAACAAACCCTACCGAAGCTGCATTTATAAGATTGGCAAATATTTCCCAATTTTCTACAATAGTTCTTACAGAAGCTACGATATTTTTAATTATGCCATCATTTGCCTTACCTATATCGTTCAGCATAATATCTATACTATCCTGCAAGTTTGACATTTGCCCCGCCAAAGTTTCAGCTTGTCTTTCCTGCATGTTATAGAATATACCTCCTGCTGATGTTACACGCTTAAACACTTCTTCCACATCTCCAAAAGCAACCATTTTCTTGGTAACACGGTCTTGTACTTCTCCTATCGTAACCATTTTGCCTTCAAGTTCAGTATAGTATTTAGCAAGTTCACCAAGAATGTTAAGACCTGCTTCTGTAAATTGCCTTACTTCAGTTCCACGCAAAACATTCGCGGCTTTCACCTGTCCGAAAGCCAAAATAAATCGTTGCATATCTATACCAAGACCTGCCGATACATCAGCAAGCATTTTAGTTGTATCGTACAACTTTTCGTATTCTACCTGATAAGCAGACAAAGACTTTGTATAAGTAGTCAATTCCTTCAATGTAAAAGGTGACTTAACCGCCAATTCTGTAATCTGCGCAAACAACTTGTCGGCTTTATCTTTATTCTGTAAGATAGAAGCAAGTGCGGTATTCTGCAATTCAAATTCTCCACGAACTTTAACCAAGTTCATAAGATAGCCTTGTATCTGAGAAACAGAGAAAATCAAAGCAAGCTTTCTCATTAACTGGTCGGAGGTATTCATCAGATTCTGATGTGACCTTATTATCCTTCCGTAAGAATCTACCTGACCTTGATTTAGTTTATTCAGTCTTTCTATCTCTGAACGAATCTTAGATATGTTTGCAGAATAATCTTTGCCTGTCTTTAAAAGCATCTCTTCTGCCTGACGAAGCTTCGCTATCTTGTTGATACGTTGAGTAACCAAAGCTTCCGAACTAGCCATAGCACGGTTGTAGGCATCAATAGCTTTTGTATTAACTCGTGAACTACTTTGTTCTTCGGTTACTTGCTTCTGTTTTTTTCTATATTTTTCTAATTGCTCCGTTTTCTTTTTTAACGCCTCTATTTCCTTGTTGAGCCGTTCTATTTCCTTGTCGTTTGTTACAGACTTCTGTTTAGTCTGACTGTTGTTGTATTTATTGATAGCAGCAGCAGCCTTTGATATTGCGTTTGAGAATTGTTCTATTTGGGCAGTTCCTTTGCTTACATTAGAAACACCTTGTGCAAACTTTGATATATCCATAGAATTTATCTTAGACTGCATCTCGGTCAACTTCTTTAGCAAGCTGTCGGAATTGGATGCCATTTTAGTCATTGCCAAGCCAAACTTCTGTGCCATCAATTCAGAATCTTTAGATATGTCGTTAATCTTCTTGCCTATCTTGTCTATATTGTCAAGTACCGATTTCGGTATCTCCAACTCTTTACCTATTGCAAAATCTTCTGCCATATATATAAGTTTTAAATCGTAGGTTTAAGACCTAAAGCCTTCATCAAATCTTCGGGATTGTCAAAGGATTGTGCGTTCTTGTTCTCTGATTCTTTTTCAGAAAGGTATCTTACATGTGTGAAGTCGTAAGAAGCAAGCCTTATCTGCGGTATAGTCCATTCCCAAAGATATTCCTCTCTAGTTACATAAGGGTTAGCTTTGAGGAAGTCAATCATCTGTCCGTATTCTGTTCTGCTGACAATGATTTCTGTTCGTCCATCCTCGTCTTTATCCCCAACGCCATCTCCCTTATCATTGTTATAGCGTTGGTACTCTCGAAAAAATAGTCCATCGAAAGCATGTTCATAATCTCTACCAAAAGACCTATCCAGTATTTCTGATTGGTATTCCACATTATCGTGTCACGTACAGCTTCGTATTCCTCACTGTATATTTTACGTTTGTAATCACTGAAAATACGGTCTTTGTCGTTAAGGATAGCCAATACTATTACGTGAGCAACAGAGGGCAAATTAACCGAATACTGCTTGATTATATCGACCATATTTCCTTTCTCTGCCTTTTGTATCTTACACGATTCTTCCGCTATCAGCCATTGAGTGCCGGGCTTTAAAGCCGTAATAGGAAACTCTGTTTTCCCCATTTTAGCAATAGTAGGACTGTCGTTCATAATCTGAGCAAGTCTTTCCATTGCTTCCAATGATACTTCCTTTATTTCTTTCTTTCTTCTTGTAGCCATAATTCATATACCATTTTATAACCAAAAAGGGCAGTGGCAAAACTACCACCACCCTTTCCTTTTATAGAGTTTTGTTACTCTCCAATTATTCCCCAGCCAATTCAGGGATAACTGTTTCAAGCTTTTCAGCAGGAACAAAAGCAACAGTAGCTTTCTTCTTGCCGCTGTCAACAGTCAATTCGCCTTCAACAGCTGTACCTGAAATAGCACATTCACTCGAACTTGTTTTCAGTGAAGCAAGTACCGCACGAGCGTCAATCTGAATCTTCGGACATACTACACACATGTCGCTAGACCCGAATTTCATGATAGCCATAGCGTAAAGTGTCTTGTAAGCGGAAGGTGCAAGATATACATCGGTATCAGTGCTACCAGCAACCCAGCCACCGAAGTTAGCAAGGATTTCACCCTGCAAGTCAAGTGAAGTAGCTGCAAACTGCCAAGAACCCAATACTACGTTCTTAATTGCAGGTTCAGACTTGGTTTCACAGTCACGCTGGTTGGTTGTATTTTCATCTTGCTGCAAGGAAACACTATCCGCAAGCAAAGTGTCAAATGTGAAAGACTTTGTACCCAAAGCATCACCTTCATACGGAATAAGCTTCAACTCTGTCAATCCGTAAAGCAAAATCTTGTTTTTATCAAGAGCATTGTTTGTTATTGCCATAATTATATCTGTTTTTAAAGTTTAAACAATCAATAAATTCAACAAGGTAACGTGACAATCCATACCTCTTTCGTAGTCATAGTCAGGGTACGTCTTATCCCTTGTAATGAAATAATGTTCGCTTTTGTAGCTTTTTATAAGTTGGAAAAGTTCCTTATCTATATCGCCAAGACTGACTTCCCCATCGGGTACTGCATAGCAATATACCGCTATCGTAGCTTTCCCACACCCTCCTAAATCCTGAATGGCATCCGATATGTCAACGAGAACCATTTCGTTCAATTCTCTCTCTATACCGTCAGGCAAACGGTCAAAATATAAGTTCAGCGTCAGCTTATCTTCTCCGTAGAAAAGACCGTGAAAGAAATCATACACATTCTGTATTTCAAGACTATCCTTTATCATAATCACAAATTTATATCTCTTACCGTACCTTTATATTTGTCTGCCAAAGCTTTTATGTCAGAACTTACACCCGAAATAACCTTGTATTTTCTCTTTAGATTACCTTTACCTTTTTCAAGTATCTCGCCGTAGAACATTGCTACTGCAATTACAAGTACAAGTCCGTCAGAAGCAGGTTTATACGAATCAAGAAAGTTGTTTATTTCATTATGTCCGTATTCGTCCTGACCTGAATACTTGTTATATCTAGGTTGTGTTGCCTTCTGCGATAAAATACGCTTAGTACCTGATACTAACATTTTTTTGTAATACACCGCACATCCGTATGAATCGTGCAAGTTCTGTGTCTTGTCTTTTTTAAAGTCTGCGGTGAGAAAGGCTTTATTTATCAGCTTTCTTCCATCGTCTGCCAGTTTCTCGGCATATTCCTGTATGTATTTGTCCTTGAAGCTGCTCATACCTTTCTGTCTTTTAAGTAAACCGCACAACCGCCAAGCTGTGTAGGGAAAAGCCCGAATATCTCTCCCTCAACCTTAACACCGTAGAAAGAACCCTTGAACACCATTCCTTTCTCTACACCAACGCCCTTATCCTTGTCAAAAGGGAAATATACATTGTATGTAGAAGCGAACACCCCCGAAGAATCACTCTTCTGTGCCTCCTGAATGTCACACTTGGTTTCAAAGACAAGCACCTCTTCCAACTTTTGCTGAGAAGGCGGCTTGCTCATATCTTTCTCCAAACGGTAGAAAGCACCATCAAACGGATATTCTTGTATAAGGTTCTTGTCTGCAATCATAAAGCTACATTTTATATATATTATTCAAGCCACTGAACAGTGCCCTCTTCGACACTGCTCAGTTTCTCATCATCCCATTTTCTATATAATGCAATCATCGTATTATAGATACCTTTCTTGTCATTAATCGTCTGACTACCTACTGTCTTTGAATAAGCCCCATGCTGCTGTGTTATACTAGAAGAAGAATTTGGGGAAAGGTACATGGCAAACAAAACATCAGCTAACAGCAAATCTTTCTGTTTCTGTTCAAGCTGAGAAAAATCCGTTACGTCAAGTACGCCCCTTTCCATTGCAATACGTTTGCACAGCGAGGCATCCATCACAAAATTACCAGCCAATGTGGAAATATATTCTATAATATCAAACTGCACCATAATACATTACCCTAAATTAATCACCCAAAGTTGTAGTTCCTTCACCTGCCTCGTCTGTCTTGACAAGAATGTGTTTTGTAAATTCTGTCAATGTAGGAGCAGCAGAAACAACTGTTTCAGTAGACCATTCCTGATAGTCACCGTTGTCACGGTTGATGTTAATCAATGTAAACAGACCGCCTTCACCAACAGGAGCAAACACCTTAGATACAGATTTAGCACCTGCTCTGTCGTGCATCTTCTTGTCAAGAATATCTGTGTGCATGATATAACCAGCATATCCCGCAGGACGCAATACAGCCATGTTGCTCTTCCATCCGCTAACCATTGTAGAGAAGTTGTTCTGTTTTTCAACGATAATTTCAATAGGTGAAATCTTACCGTACTTAGCGATAGCAATATTTGCTTCGTCAGGTGTTACGATAGATGTTTCAGGAACAACGATACCGACAAGTGCCTTAGAGAACTTAACCCATTCGATTACCTGCTCGTTGGTCAGGAATGTATTCATCCACATATCGTAAGGAATCTGCCATTTCATAGCACCTTCAAAACCAGTTTTCATGCGGAAGTCATTCTCAATCTTAGCCATTTGGTCTAAAATCTTTGTAGACTTGGTAGCCCAAGCACCTGTACCTGCCTTCTGAATATTTTCTTTAGGCAACTGCATGTCATGGTAGTATTTCAGACCACGACCGTTTGTGTAGTCAATCTTACCAGTAGACAGTAACTGTGCAGACATGTTTGACAAAGCCTGATTCAGTGAATCCACCTGCTTCTGAACTTGTTTAGTCCACTGCATGATAAGTGCTTTGTCACGACCGTACTGGTCTAAGATGTCATTTTCATAGCTTCTTTCAAAAGCGTTTTCGTAGTAGCCGAAAGAAATCAAGTCAGGAATAGTACCAGTTCTCCACGCTGTTCCTTCACGGTCAATAGCCTTAGAACGACCAAGCGGAGCACGTACTTCTGCCATCGGAGCGATGGTTTCAATAACTTCCTCAACATGATAAGCCGCTACGCCCTTTTCATCGGTAGGAGTAGTTTCAGGATTGATTTCAAACTGACTTCTCCAAAAACCGAAATTGGTGCGCAAAAGAGCATCTTCGTTTACGTAAGTACGCAGCATTGTAGCATCCGAATAGAATTGTGCGTACATGCTGTTTTTAATATCGAATTTTGCCATTTCTTACCTCCTTCTTTAATTAAACCTCATACCAACCGTTGATACGGCTCTTGTTCAAATCCAACACACATTTAGGCATAGGCGACATCTTGTGAATGTACATTGTGCTATGCAGCATCGGTGTAATGTTTACACGTACCTTGCTTACATCCTTGTAGTTGTTAGTCATAGGATAGTAAACGAAGTCATAGTCACACGGAGCAACAGCACTGATATTCTTCACAAGCATTGTACCAGTAGCAGTTTGTGATTCATCTTGTGCTTCAACCAAAATATCACCGTCAGTCAGACTTGCAATTTCAGTATCTACAACAACTTCCCAAACGTCTTTGCCACCGTCAGTAGATTCAGTTACGGAAGTAACCTTAGAAGCCTGACCGCCTTCAGCACCGATAGTATCAGGTGCTTTCATCAATACGTCACCTACAAACGGAACATGTGAATATCCGTCACGGTAGATTTTAATAGTAGTGGTTGACTGTGATTTAACCTTGAATGTTTTCAACAGATAAGCTTCGGGATGTTCACCCTTGTCGTCTGTTCTGAACTCAAACAAGTCACCTGCATAGATTTTAGCAAATCCTTTGAAAGGATTCATCCAAGTAGCACCGAATGTAGGAGCAACCAAATCGTTTTTCTGTCCGCTAATATCAACGAACACCGAACGTTGACCTCCAATATCACCAGCAGCACTTAACTGTACCCTTGCATAAGCAACTCCAGGCACTCTGTAAGCATCATAATAATTACTCATTCTTTCTTCTCCTTGTTTAATTTGTTAGACTTTTTCGTTCTCCTGCATCTTCTCTCTTTCTTTTCTGATGTCCTCGAACATAGTTTTATATTTCTTGGTATCACCGTTGGAAGCATTTTTAGGACTAGCCCCGTCACCGACATCTGCTCTTGAACGGTTGTAAATTTTAAGGAAAGAATCTGCCTTAGCATCAACATCCATATCTTCCGTAATATTGATTTCCGAAAGAAAATCACTCATCCATTCCTCATCCTTTACACCTTTCTTCTTCAAAGCCGAAGCAAGCTCGTTACGTTTTGCCTTGATAGCATTTTCACGCTTGCCTACGTTCATTTCTTCTCGCATCGCCTTGATTTCATCCATAAGAGTTTTAATCTGCGGATTGTCCGAATCACTGCTACCAGCAGGTTTCGGTTCTTGGTCGGGATGTTCCTTTTTCCATTGATTGACAAAATCGGAATTGTCCTTTTCGGCATTTGAGTTCATTACGCTGAAAGTATCTTTCACCTTTGCAATGAAGTCATTCAATTCCATTTCATCATTCGCAACTAGAGGCATTAGGGATTCTAACTGCTTCTGTATGCTTCTTTCCGACATGCGCAAGGGTTTCTTGCCGCTATTCGTCAAAATACCTTTGAGGCTTTCAAAGGCTTCTTCCTTAGTGAATTTCATAAACTTGCAATTATAAAAATTTAACTTATCGCAAATATAAACACTTTTGTAATCATTACAATAGGAATTGCTATCAACTTAGTTCACTATGAACTAACTTTTTAGATACATATTTATATTTATATTATTTATTTGTATATTTGCGTATGTAAAGGGACAGAAAGGAGTAATTAACCTTTCGACAAGGGACTTTCCATGATTCGCCTTTCCCTTTATTTTTTTTGTAAATTGTGGAATTAAGTTAAATTTTTAAAATTTTAGAATTATGGCTAAGGGGATTAAAATGAACACAGAACAATTTGTGAAAGAAGCTAAACTTATTCATGGTGATAAGTATGATTACTCTGAAACCGTATATACCGGAGCGAATAAAAAAGTAAAGATAATCTGCCCCGACCACGGATTATTTGAGCAAAGAGCAAGCAGTCACCTTGAAGGCTACGGATGCAAATTATGTTCTCGTGAAAATAGAGAAAAAGGAATGACTACCGAGGAGTATATTGCTAGAGCAAAAGAAGTCCACGGAGATAAATATGATTATAGCAAGACAGTATATAAAGGTTCTTTGGAAGATGTTTGCGTAACGTGTTATAAACATGGCGATTTTTACGTAAACGCAAGCAACCATATAAACAAAGGTGCTGGATGCAAGGAATGTTTTTATGAAAGCAGAAGAATTAAAGCGGAAGAGTTTTTTAAAAGAGCAAAAGAGAAGCACAACAATAAATACGACTATTCAAAGTCTGAATTTATAGACATGAACACTCCTATTTGTATTATATGTCCCGAACATGATGAGTTTTGGCAAAAACCTAAAGACCACTTAAACGGAGGATGTATAAAATGTGGAGGTAAATTTCACAAGACACAAGAGGAATTTATAGCTGATGCAATCAGAGTTCATGGTGATAAATACACATACGATAAGGTTGTGTATGTAAATTCTGAAACTAAAGTGATTGTTACTTGCAAAAGGCATGGCGACTTTGAAATAACTCCAAGGAGCTTCCTTCAAGGGCAGGGATGCTTAAAATGTTATCGTGATAGACAAAAAGAAAATCTTGTATGCGGGATAGGTGTAAATGATTACTATGATAACGTAAAAGAGGGCGGAGAGAATAAGGCTTTCTATGAAATGTGGAGAGATATGTTGAAAAGATGTTATGTAAATTGCTATATAGAAGGAAGCATTAAAGACCGTTCTTACAAGGATTGCATTGTCTGTGATGAATGGATTTATCTTTCCAATTTTGCAAAATTCTTCCTAGACCCTCAAAACGGATATAGGGAAGGGTATAGTATAGACAAAGATTTATTAGCAAAAGACGGAAAGAAGATTTACTCTCCTGAAACCTGTTGCTTTGTGCCTCCTCTGATAAACAGTTTGATTACAAAACAAAAGCAGAATAGAGGAGAATATCCAATAGGTGTAACCAAAAGGGATAACGATAAGTTTTATGCAAATGTATCTAATCCTTTTACACGCAAACTGGAATTTTTGGGAGTATATGAAAATAAAGAAGATGCTTTTATGGCTTACAAGAATAGAAAAATGGAAATAGTTAAAGAAGTTGCCGATATGTACTATTCTAAGGGAGAAATAACAGATAAGGTATATAACGCACTTCTTAATTTTAAAATTGATATAAACGATTAGCTATGAGCGAGCATACAGACAATAAAGAAGTAAAGCAAAAAGTGGTTAAACCACAACAGGGCGGGCAGCTTAGATTTACCCGCTCAAATGTTGATGTATGTTGGTTCGGGGGGTGCTTAGGTGGTGGCAAACTGTTGAGTATCAATGAGTTAGTATTAACTCCTTACGGATGGAAAAGAAATGGTGACTTAAAAGCGGGAGATATAGTATGTACACCTTTCGGTAAGCCGACAAGAATAATTCAAGTATTTCCTCATTCCAATAAAGATATTTACACTCTTAGAACTTCTGATGGTAGAGAATGTATGTGTGGTCTTGAACATTTGTGGGAGGTTAGAACTCCTAAGCAGATTCAGAAATACAGATTACACCATGAAAATAGAAACTTTTCTATTCTTACAACGGAAGAATTGATTAATGGGATGAAGGACGGAAATAAGTATTATCTTCCTATCCCAAAAGCGCAAGAGTTTGGAAAAAAAGAATATTTAATACATCCTTATGTATTAGGTGTAATGATTGGTGATGGATGCTTAACTCTTAAACACAGCGACAATAAATTCGCAATATCAAATACAGAGGAAGATGTTATTCAAAAAATAGCAGAGCTGACAGATACTGAACGAGTTTATAGAACACAAACATCGCATCATAAATATTTTTACACTCCAAAAGCGAAAGCTTATAGAGAATACCTAAGGAAAGTGGGACTTGCTGATTATTCATACAACAAATTTATTCCACAAGAATATCTTTGGGGTAGCATAGAGCAAAGAAAGCAGCTTTTGTTTGGTCTTATGGACACTGACGGATGTGTAGAAAAAAAGAACAGATACTCTTTTTCTACGACAAGTGAACGGTTGAAGGATGATTTTGTTTATCTTTGTAGAAGTCTTGGTTACATAGCTACGGTAGGTATTGACAATAGGAAAGGTAAATATACAAGTGAAATTGCTTACGATATAAGAATACAGACCGATGATATTATATTCAGTAGCAAAAAACACCTTAATAGGTATAAAGAAAACTACGAGAAATACATCAAGAATAGAAAATACGGAGCAACGAACGACCATGTAAGGATAGAATCAATAGAATATAAATGCAACGAGGATGCTTTGTGTATACTGGTCGAAGATAAAGACCATTTGTACATAGCAGGAGATTTCGTTACTACACACAATACGTTCGGTGCTATTCTTTCAATGGCTGAACCTTTGTTAGACCCTAATTTCCGTGGTGTATTCTTTCGTAGGACACTTGGTGAGGTAAAAAGTGCAGGTGGTATCGTTGACACATTTAAAGACGCTTTTGGAGATTATCTGCATGTTAAAATATCCGACAATCCGAGATTTACTGCTCCAAATGGTGCTTATATAGAAGCAAGACAAATCAGTGATGAAACTCCAAATAAAGTGACGGAAACTTTTCGTGGACTTCAGGCAGACTGCATCGCATTTGAAGAATTAACAGGGTTTGAGTGGTACACATACAATTACATTACTACTCGTGCACGCGGAAAAGGGAAATGGACTGGGAAGGTAAGGGCTACATTGAACCCGAAAAGAAGCCATTGGACTAGAAAATTTCTTGATTGGTATATCAACCCTGTTACAGGTTATATAATACCTGAAAGGGATGGTGCTGTGAGATATTATTACATACGTGACAAATCAGTTGATTCTGTTGTATGGGGCGACACAAAAGAAGAAGTGTATAAGCAATGCAAACCTCAAATAGACAGACAAATTGCTTCTATGGGTGGAGATGTTACCTACAAAGATATGATTAAGTCATTTGCCTTTTACAAAGGTTCTTTGGCAGAAAATAAAGCTTTGTTGGAAAACAATAAAGGGTATGTAGGTAGTGTTGCTTCCGTTGGTGAAGATATGGCAAAAGCGTTGATTGAAGGTAACTTTAATGTAGACTTGGATGAGGATTTGGATATTCCTATTCCATACGAATTGTCAGAGAAAGTTTTCAACAACGACCCACGAAAGAACAACGACAAATGGATAACGGCAGACTTGGCTGACACTGGTGACGATAACACGGTAATACTTGTTTGGAACGGTCTGCATATCATAGACTATAAGATATTATGTACAAGTACGCCACGACTTAACGCAGAGATGCTGATGCAGATGGCAGAAAGACACGGAATGCCTGACAATCATATAATCTACGATGCTATTAGGGCTGCTTATATAAACGACTATATCAACGGTGCGATAGGTTTTAAATCATACAACAGACCAAATGGGTTGTATTGGCGTATGCACTACAACATGAAGGACGAGTGCTACGGACGATTGGTAGAGGTTATAAAGAGAGGTTTGCTTTCATTTGAGGATTCTATTGCGGAAGCTATTTATCCTCACAAGAGAATGAGCAATCCCATTACGATAAAGACGGAATTTATAGAAGAGTGTTCTGTCGTGAGATGGAAAGGTTTGCCCAGTGGTAAAAAGACGCTTTTCAACAAGAAGGAAATGAATCAGATGTTGGGAAAGAACAGGTCTATGGACTTGCTAGACCCTATTGCAATGAGGATGCTTCCTCTGTTGAAATACGAATACGGTCAGGAGCTTATAGCTTCGGAAGTGGCGTTGGAAGAGGATAACGATTTAGGATTGGATAAGGCAAACGTATTTGACGATAGTTTTTGGAGTTAGTATTTTAAATATAAGAGATATATATGGCGATAGCGATAGAGGACATTACGAAGATTATAGACGATGGCAAGAAGATGAAGCATGAGATAAGCGTCAGAGATATATTCTACGTTATTCTTTGCAGAAGCTTCAAGGACAAGAACATTGTCTATGCAGGTCTTTTCGGTAAGGACTTTACTTCTGATGTACTTGACAAGTACGACAAAAGTCAGAAGATGCGGTATTTGAGAAAATACATGAAGTCCAATTATGCGGATAAGGGAGATGTAAACACGGCAACTAGCTGCAAGGTAAAGTACGATGATATTACCTTTGAAGAAAACAAGGAACAGTTGATTAAGAACCTTGCAAAGATTAAGGAGATGAACGAGAACGGTGAACTTGACGCTAAGGATTTTATCAAGCTTGATATTGAAATCCGTACAAAGCTGAACGACAAGTTTGCTGTATCGGAGAAGCAGGACGAGCAGAGGATAATCGTAGAAACCAAGTTCAACACGATATGTCCTCATACACATAGGGAGTGTTGGGTGCAGACAAAGGAATATGCGATGCAGCATTGGAATTTGATTGAGAACCCGAATAGTATTAAAGAACACGAAAACGAGAACGGAGATGAATAGTAAGACTAGAAAACTTATTGATGAATTGTTGGCAGACCCTGAAAAGCTTTTGGAGAAGAAGCCTTTCACGAGGGGCACTGTCGCTGGTAATAACTGCCACTATGGTTTCTTGGATAAGGAAGTTTCCATAAACGGCAAGATTCAGGCTACGCTGTCTAATATCAAGAGAAACGTAGTAAGTCAAGACGAGTTTGTCAGAGAACTAGACCCTATGAGCCACAAGGTACTGTTTGACGAGAATATACCGTCCATTACTATGAAGAACAAGAAAGGGCAGATGTATGAGATAGAATACAAGAAAATGGCTGTTCCTTATCAGAGATTAATCAGGGACAAGCACGTTCTTCACTTGTGCGGAAATCCTATGCAGTTCACGTTGATGAATACAGAGCCTGACGAAAAACAGAACAAGGCGTTCATTGATTTCAAGCAGTATTGGAATTTGAGAAATATGGACGGTATGCGTACAAAGGCTGTAAGTGCGCAGAAGTCTTACGGAGATGCAGGTCTTTTGTTTTACTTTGACTACAAGGGAAGAATCAAGGCTAGACTATTAAGCTACGAAGATGGATATATTCTTTGCCCTCACAATGACGAGAACGGTGACAGAATACTTGAATCGGTGTATTATTCAGTAGGAGATACGCAGTACATTGACAGCTATGACGATACGTATATGTACAGATATGTATGCGAATGGAATGACGACAGCGTAAATCCTTATAGCTGGATAATGGAAAAGCCAGTGCCGCACGGATTCAGTGAGATACCTTTGGTGACTAAGAGAGGTCGTGTAGCTTGGGATAACGTACAGAGCATAATCGAAGTTTACGAGGTTATATACAACGTGTTCTTGGTTATTCAGAAGCGGCACGGTTGGGGTATCTTGTATGTAAAAGGTAACTTCAAGGCTTTGTCTGAAAAGGTCGCAGGTGCGGTCATTCTGAATGACACTTCTATGGAAGGCAACGGTAGTGCAGATTTCAAGACACCGCCTAGTCCGCAGAATATGATTGATACGCTTGGTCTTATGGAAGAAACCATTCAGAAAGGATGCGGTGCTACTTTCCTTCTGCCTAAAGATGTAAAAAGTTCAGGTGATATTTCGGCTCAGGCTATCATGCTTACACAGTCTTTGGATATTGAAACAGCCCTGCAGGGTGTTATTGACTGGCAGAATTTTGCGGATAAGATGTGCCGGTTGTTTAAGGAAGGACTTGCAAAGGAACTTGTCAATAACGGCAAGAATCTTACGGCTGTGACTGATTTTGAAAGCATAGACATTAATGCGAAGTTCAAGGTATGGCGACCGCAGAACGATACAGAATACAACAACATGCTTATTTCTCTTAAAGGCGCAGGTGGCATTTCGGAAGAAACGCTGATTGACAAGAATACTGAAAGTTCACCTGACGAAAAGATTAGAATGAAAAAGCAGAAAGAGGAAGAGTTTAAGCTTAAAGAAAAAGAAATGTCCTTGCAATACGGGAACAATAATAACGGAGATGGTGGAAACAGTAATGTTGATTCAAATCAAAATGGCGTAGGAGGCGCAAGTAAAGAGTAAATGGAGTGGTCGGAAATAGTACAGAATGTATTAGTCCCAGTTGGAGCATTTCTTGGCGGTGGATGGATTCTCAATTTCTACAATGCAAAACCAAAGAAAAACAGCATTGAGATTGAGAATATGCGTACTGTGATTGACGAGTTGCAAGATGTTATCAAGCGAAACTCGGAAAGCAGCAAAGAATACCGAAAGACTACTACCGAAGAAATAAACGCTTTGAAAAAAGAGGTAAGGGAATTGTCTTTGATGGTTGATATAAGACACGAAGCTATCTACGCTTCAAGCGGATGCAAGTTCGTAAAGAAAGCAGAAGATTGTATTGTTATGCAGACTTTCAAAGAGAAATGTCAACAGTGTGGTATAAACAATAACTAATTTTTAAAAAGGAGGTAAATATGTCTTTTATGAGTGACAAGATAAGAAACGGTGGAGAGATAACAAGTCAGGGAGAATTTAACAAGGTTGATTCTTTCTATATCATGCTTGTACCTAAATCCACCGATGCGGCTTCGGTATACGTAATAAACGTACAGCTTGCAGATAATACTGGGCTTGTGGATTTCCCATTCATGTCAAGTACGTGGAATCCTGTCGTATGTACGAAGCTTAACGTAAAGCCGGAAGATTTGACAAGTTACAGAATTTTTTACGGTATGGAATAGCTATGGGTGGATTCAATATAGGAATTGGTGTAGGGTTAAGATACCCTGCACCTAAATTGGGAAATGCAAACGTAAATCCTCCTGAGCCTGATATAACGGATGCTTTGCTGATGGAGGACGGAAGTTTGTTTCTTATGGAAGATGGAAGCTATTTTATACTTGAAGATAGTGCGGTTTTACAGACTTTCAGTGTTAATCAGGTAAATGATACCAATACGACTACGAAAACAAGAAAAACACGTTCTACTACAAGCAAAAATACGGCTACCTCCAAGAAGGTAGATAAAAATTATTGGCACTTTACAAACAATAAATAATTATGGCAGTAAACGGAAAGAAACTAAGTGAACTTACGGATAAAGTAAGTGATATACAAGGTACAGAAAGAATATATGTTTCTGATGGAAGTGGTGTACCTAAATATATTGAAACAAATCAGTTGGCTAAACCAAGTGATATACCTGATGTAAGCGGTTTTATCACATCTACTCAGGCAGACGGAAAGTATGCTACATTAGAGCAAATCGGAAACATTGATGCTATTTTGGATTCAATAAATGGTGAAAGTGTGTAATATAGTAATAAATATGTGGAAAGTTATAGATAATTTCCCTAAATATAGTATTAGTGATAATGGGAAAGTAAAAAGGAATAGATATGAGCAGGTAGATTCAATGGGTAGAACAGTTTTATATAAAGAAAAAGAACTTCGTTTGTACAAAGATAAAGATGGATATTCTACCGTTATGTTTAGAAACGAAAAAGGTCATGTAAAGATGTGTAAAGTGCATAGACTTGTAGCAGAAGCATTTATTGATAATAAAGAAAATTATAAGTTTATTAATCATAAAAACGAGAATAAAAGTGATAATAGAAAAGGAAATCTTGAATGGTGTGATATAAAATACAATAACACCTATAATGGAAGGCATATAATTGCAGGTATTACCCAAAGGAAAAGAATATATTCTATAGATAAAAACGGAAATATTATTCATTATAATGGAGTATGTGAGGCGGCTAAAAGTTTAAACGTAAAAGGTTGCAATATCTCGTCAGCTTTGAACGGTAAATTAAAAACCGCTTATGGTTATAAATGGTTTAAGGAGGTGATTTGATATGGGAACAACGGCAGAGAAATTAAATAAAATATTAGATAGCAAAGCAAAGATTAAGGCTGCTATCGAAGCGAAAGGCGTTAGTGATGTGGGAGATGTGTTGGCTAACTACCCCGATAAGATTGCAAGTATTCAAAGCGGTGGTGGAAGTAGTGGTTTTACAGGTCATGCAGACGTAGAGGGATTGAAAGCTATTGGTTGGACTGATGAAGATATAGAATACTATCAGACGCACGGTGTTAATTGGAATGAAGAAGATGATGTTTATCATAAAGTACCGCAGGATAATATTGACCTGTATGGTGTGTTGACTATTGATAATATTCAGGAATATAAAGATAGAATTGTTTATCTTCCTAAGATTGATACAAGCAAAAGGACAAGTTTAAGCAAATTGTTTAAAGATTGTAGTTCGCTAATATTCATTCCTATGATTGATACAAGCAGTGCTGTAGATATGAATTATATGTTTGCTGGTTGCCATTCTTTAATTTATGTTCCAAAATTTGATACAAGCAACGCTGCGTTTATAAATCACATGTTTATTTACTGTTATTCTATAACTTCTGTGCCACAGTTTGATACAAGCAGTGCTATAGATATGAGTTATATGTTTGTTGGTTGCTATTCTCTAATTTATACACTACAGTTTGATACAAGTAATGATGTGGATATTGATTATATGTTTACTAATTGTGTGTCTATGCAATTTGCAAACATATCAAAACTTAATACATCGTTAAATATAACCAGTTCATCATTATTTGCCAAAGACAGCCTACTTTACATCATTAACAACGCAGCACCAACAAAAAAAATTACAATTACACTTTCGGCTTATTGTTATAATAAGTATAATGCTGACCCTGATGTAGTAGCAGCACTTGAAGCACAACCAAATGTTTCACTTGCATCCGCATAACGAAAGGAGTAATTATGAAAGAGATAAAAGCAAAAGAAGGATATTACTTGTCGGATAAGGACAAGATGTTTTTTTATAAGTCTGTGAAAGGAGAGAATGTAAGTTAAGACAACTACATTGAAGTGACGGAAGAAGAAGCCAACGGAATAATGAAGCACGATGAAGCGGTGAAAGATATTGATTCGCTTGATAAGATAGACGAATACTCATACAAGGCTTATGTTATACCTGAATGTATCACGCTATTCCTATTACGAATAATCAGGCACTCGAAAGAAAGTCGCTTTTCCCGATGTGGTCAGCGGATGACTTGTCGGTGAAGAAAGGAGAAAAATATCAGTGTGACGATTTGCTTTGGGAAGCCAGGTCTTGAAACTGCATCATTGTGGAAAGTAGTTGATGAAGAACATGAGGGTACAATAGATGATGCTATTCCATATACGCCTCCTATGGAAATATTTGCCAATAAATACTATACCCAGGATGGCGTGTTATACAGATGTACACGTGACAGCGGCATTCCATTAAGCCACGATTTAAGTGCGCTAGTAGGTTTATATGTAGAATTAGTTTAAATACAATAAACATCCCCACTTACTCATTCAGCAGGTGGGGATTTCTTTATTCTTTATCTTCAATTCCGTATAATTCCATGAGATACGAGTTTATCCTATCCTTATCCCATTTGTAGGCTTTCCCTAAAGTAGTTGCTTCAACAACCTTTACCTTTCCGTCTTTTACTTCGGACTTTACCATTGTGGTATAGTCCTTTGAGTTTTCTTTTCCAAAGTCAATTCTTATTTCAAAATTGCCTCTGTTTATCACATAGTTTCTTTGCATAAATTACTCATCATTATAATTGTCAAAATCATCGTATTCTTCGTCACTTGGGTAATCTTGTCCGAAATCCATAGGCTCAATTTACATGATTAAACCAACAATATTCACAATAGTATACAAAATTGCCATAAATAGGTTCGTCAGGAAATATTATTCTTCCACATAAGGCACATCTTGGGAAATTCCTGATTTCTTCTTCAGTGTAATATATTTCCATAGTCAATCCTCCTTAATAAACAGACACAAATCATAAAGCATGTCAATAACTAGTCCGTCTTGTATTTCGTAAAGGCCGTGAATTGTTTCATCCTTATAAATTACGCATACGTAATAATTGTCGAAAGAATCGTCACATATACCTACATCTAACGCTTCGGGCATAGCTTTCTTTATCCTAGACAAAAGTATGTTCTTAAAATTTATTTCCCATTGGAAACTATATACTAGAACACTGTCTATAAAATCAATCTTTTCATTGTTTGTCATAGTGTTGAAATTCCTAAACATGAAAGATATACGATTGAAAGCTTCACAAGAAGAGAGGTTATATAACCAAAACAATAAGTAAACGTACATGCCTTAGGACTTAAATCTTCAAGGTCACGCTTCATGGTTTCGATATTCATCAGTTCCTTGTCAACGAAATTGATATACTTGCTGATTGAAGTACATTTGTACTTGTAGAAAGAGAGCGCAACAAAAATGCAAAGTGCAATGATAAATAGAATTTTCATAGGTCTTTAAACTTTAAATTAATATCTTTTATAAAACTATCATAGTGTTGTAAAGGTACATAATCTTTGGCAACTTCAACAAAAGCGTCCAAACATTTAGACTTTATTAACTTAATTATGTTTTTTTTCAAGTATTTTTTCTATTTTATCTATATCTTTATATTTAATTATAATAAGATTTATCTTGTTGTTCTTGCAATACTCTTTTAATCTTTTATCTCGTTCAACTTGTATATCAAAGTCATCTCTATTTTTATAGAAAAATGAATTATACTCATAATGCTGCTTCCCATTGAACTCTATTATAGTGCTATACTTTGGTAGATAAAAATCAACCCTTATGTTGTTTCTTGAAAACATTTTTTGTTCAAGATTTATTTGGTATTGAGGTTGAAAGTTAACTCCCAAAATATTTAGAAAACGTTCTATCTCCTTCTCTCCCCTAGAAGAAGAACAACGAGGACATCCTGCTCCTCTTAAATGACTTTCAGGTGTTTGCCAAAAACTACCATGTTTTGAACAAATTATATTAACATACGTTTTACTGTCGACAAATTCAACCTGAGAATAATCGTATTTCGCGCCATGAACAGCTTTAGCCCTTTCTAAAAACGCATTCTCATCTATCTTTTTACAGTTAGCACAATATGGGCATCCGTGACCTAATAAGTGTGAATTTGGAATTTGCCAGAACTCTCCGTGAATCGGGCATATAATACATACTTTCGTATGATTATTTATATACTCAACTTTGGAATAATCATATTTACCCGTATGAATTTGTTCGGCTTTTTTAATAAATTCATCAATATTACTCTTACACCTTTCCCCATTCTCAAAGTTAGCACAAAGTTTACATCCATAACCACTTAAATGGTCATTTGGTCTCTGCCAAAATTCTCCATGTATAGGACAAATTATACATACCTTAATTTTGTTTCCTTTATATTCAACTTTGCTGTAATCGTACTTGTCACCGTGTACAGCTCTTGCTTTTTCGATAAATTCTTCTGTTGTCGATTTTTTAGACATTTTTTACTAAATTAAAAATTGACATGAATAAATATTTTATATAGGAATAAATTAACTAATAACCTAATTAGTAATATATACTTACTATAATATTCCTATTATATACATTAGCTATTCAGGGTAATAAGTTTGAACTGAGCATTTTGGAAAGAGTGTAAATTCCCCTTTAGAGGTACAATCCTCTTTTTAGGTTACACTCTTTTGGATTTTTAATGTAACAAGTCGTCACATCGCACCCCATCAGTCGTGGTTGTTTACCTGCATACATGAAACAACTTTTAGAACCTATGCGTGTATGCCGCATCCATGCTACCGTTCATTAACTCCCCAGTTCGCCTAAGCATGGGCTTTACTCTAAGCGTTTAACTTTATGTCCGAGGTTTCTAGCCGATACAACATAAAGTATATAAAAAAAAAGAAAGCATTGGAAATGTACCGTGTGTAGTCCCAATGCCTTCTTTATAGTATATCTTATTAAAAAGAACTTTCTACAATTTTCGCACGGTACATTTATCAAATACGAAGCAAATATAATCATTAAATTTTAATCTTCAAACAAATTAACATAGTTTAACTTTGCATAATTGTAATAAGTACAAAAATGTAGTATATTTGTGCTAAATATATGTGCACAATGGAGAAGATTTTAAAGTTATACACATTCGTAGACGGAATCGAGGATACACCGTTCCCAAACAAGACGGAACAGATTGTCATAGGCGATTTCAAATACGATGCAAACGGAAGAATGGGCGGTGTGCCCACAATAGAGGCTACCGTAAAGCACAGACTTTGCCTCGACAAGCTTTGGACGGACAAGGTGTATGCTTCATTTGACGGTCAGAAGTTCTATGTAAAAGATACACCCTCATCGTCTAAAAGCAACGAGAACGAAAGATACGAACATTCGGTTACGCTCAAATCCGAACGTGAAGTCCTCAATCATACCTATTTCATAGATGCGGTTCAGGGTGACAGCACGATTGACGGTGTTGTTTCAAACAGTCTGAAAGTACAGTTCATGGGTGACATAACACAATTTGTCGCTAGACTTAATGCTTCCATGTCCTACTCAAAGATAGACTATATAGCCGTAATTGACGAGGGCATAACTTCTGAAAGCCAGCTTGTATCTTTTGAGGATAAATACATTCTTGAAGCTTTGCAGGAAATATACAATGTATATAAGCTGCCTTACTATTTTGTCGGAAAGACCATACACGTAGGATATGAGCAGAACGCAATACCTACGGTGATGAAGTACGGCATTGACGGTGCTTTGCTTTCCGTATCAAAAGAGAACGCAAACTACAACCTTGTAAACAGAATCACTGGTGTAGGAAGCAGTGACAATATCCCTTACTACTATCCGAACAAGACACCAAAGGGTGAAGTTTCAATAAATGTATATTCAGGCAATCAAGGTCTGTCACAATCCGATTTATCGCTTGTAGATGCGGTCAAATTTGCCGAGAAAGTAGGTTCGACTGACAAATGTATCTACTCAAAGAAAAGTGGCGAAAATGTCGTTGTCATAAATTTCTACGAGTTTTACAATTCGTCAACATTTGTCGACTACGAAGCAAATTCTGAAATATCAATACCAGTAAGAAAAGAAGGCAGTGCTTATAAAAGTACGGCTACATTCCTTGTAAACGTAACGATACTGCATGATGCAAGCATTACAGTCAATACCGCCTTTATGCCTATTAATTTCAGCTTGGGTGCTTTAAGTTCACCGTCATTTACGATTAAGGGATATGGCGAAGAAGATACACAGTACAAAGTCCTGAACAACGGAGATAAGGTAGCAGCAGGTGACTACACAATCAAGGTTGTATTCAAGGTTTCCTACACTGGCATTGTAAGTGATTCTGTGACAAGTGCCAAATTCTACTTTGAGGCTTCATTCCCTAGTTCATACTATGAATATTGGGACTTGAACGGAAAGGAAGTCAAGCTTGAAGAAATAGGTATAAGTCTTAACGGAAGCCCTAAACTAGTAGTAGGTGACTACTTTACACAGAATATAGGCAAGCAGATACCTTATTGTACGGAACTTATGCCGCCTATATACAGAGAAACGGAAGGCGAGCAAAGATTCTACAATGCGCTGAACGACACATATCAGAAGCCTGATTCAGACGAATACTACACATTTGAGAACGTATATTCAGAGGGCAATCCTTTAGAGGGCAAAGTTACCGCAGAAGATATTAAACCGTCTATCAAGGGAATGACAAATGCGGAAGGACTTAGAATAGACATGTTCACCGAATTTGCGTATGACGAAAATGACAGTGATGAGTTTGACGGCGAGAAAAACGAATACGTTCATCCTTACTTCTTCGGAAAGCTTAGAAAGTTCAACGGAGATTACGGATTCAATCTATTCGACCAAGCATCCGAAAGCGGAAATATGGAATTTTCGTTTACAAGCGGTATGTGCGGCTCTTGTACCTTTGAAATAGGAGCAGGAGATGAAACACAGAAGAATTTGGTTCAGGTAGACGATAGCGGGAATCTGTTACGTGACGAGAACGGAAACGTAAGATGCGGTCGTGACGGATTGCAGAAAGAAACACCGCAAGACAGACAGAACGATACGGTAAACTATGAAGTATGGGTTGCACTAAAGAAAGACGATACAACCTATACAAACGTCATGCCTAATGTATCAAAAAACCTCAAACCGAAAGCAGGTGATACATTTGTCATACTGAACATAAACATGCCCGATTCGTACATATATAAAGCCGAAAATAACCTGAAAGAATACCTTATTCAGTATATGGCAGAAAACAACAGCGAGAAGTTTAACTTCTCCATAAAGTTCAGCCGTATATTCTTTGCAGAACATCCTGATATTCTTGAACAGTTGAACGAAAATTCACGGCTTATAGTAGAATACAACAAGGTACAGTATACTTTCTATGTAGACAACTATACATATACCATGAATTCTGATTCACCTCTACCTGAAATAGAAGTAAGCTTAGTAGATACGCTTTCTATCGGTCAGAACTCATTACAAACAATGCTTGACGGTGTTAAGCAGGACGTACTTTCCAATATAGGAAGCGGTGACATACTAAGTCAAGGGAACAAATACTTTATTAGAAAGGACGTAGCCGACAGAGCAAAGGGAGAAAAGACATTCAACGACCTTGTAAAGCTAATTGACGGTTTGGAAATAGGTACATATCTAAGCAAAAAGTCAGGTGCAAAGATTTCAGCGGACGGAGCAGCAGAGCTGCTTAATTTGTTGCTTAGAGGTGCGTTGGCAATAGGCGACTATAAAAAAGGCTTGAAAGGAGCCAATATTGACGAACAGGGTGTTGCAGATTTACTTTCTATACTTGTACGAAGCGGAATAGAATCAGCTAATTTCTCTACTGGTGCGTTAGGGGCTGGATTCTGTCTGAAGAAAGACGAAAACGGTGACAGTTATCTGGAGGTAGACCGTATGCTTGTCAGAAAGGTAGCCACATTTATTCGGTTGCTTATACAACAGATAAAGCATGTTGGCGGTCAGATTATTCTGACTCCGGCATCTATGTCTTGCGTTAAGATAGAGGATAAAGGAGATTTCTATCGTTGCTATTTTGAGAACACGGACGGAGAAAGAACAATAGAGCAGGAATTTGTTGTCGGTGACTTGGCAAGGGCACAGACTTTTAACGTTAAGGAAGGTGTTAATGAGAACGTCACTAATACCTACTATTGGCGTGCTGTTGTAGGAACAGGAGATAACTATATAGATTTATCCAAAACAGACTGCGATACAGGCTCTACAGAACCAAAAGCAGGCGATGATATTGTACAGCTAGGAAACAAAACAGATGCTACACGTCAGACAGCTATAATCTTGTCTGCATACGGCAATGATGCACCGTATTTTAAATTGTATCGTGGTATCAATTCCTATTCTTTGGACGGAAAAGAATTTGTTTCATTTTCTCGTTCGGAAGTAATGATTATTGCCGATGCAATAAGATTCAGTTCGGGAGAAAGCGTAAAGGACTATATCGACAACGCAGTAGGGGAAGTCAATACAAAAGTAGACGATGCTATATCTGATTTATCTGAAAACATTTCATTTGTAAATCAGTTATCTAAGGATTTAGAAGCTGTTAAAAACCAAATAGACGGTGCTATTGAAACATGGTTTTATAAACCAGTTCCTACATTAAGTAACGAGCCTGCTGTAAATTGGACTACAAACAAAGACAAGAACGTACATTTAGGCGACTTGTATTATGATGGTAATGGAAAAGCGTATCGCTTTCAAGTGAGTGGTAGTAAGTATACATGGCAGGTAATAACCGATTCTGATATCACAAAAGCTTTGGCTGACGCTAAAAAAGCGCAGGACACGGCAGATGGAAAGAGAAGGGTATTTGTGACTACCCCGTCTAATGCCTCGGTGTATGATATTGGAGATTTGTGGGTTAATGCTACATACGGAAGCTACAAGAATGATTTGCTTCGATGCAAGACTGCCAAACAAGCAAATGCTCAGTTTTCTATTGAGCACTGGGAACTTGCTTCTAAGTATACGGATGATACTAAGGCAAATCAGGCTCAGGCTGCGGCAGATGCAGCTAAACAAGCAGCTGATAGTGCACAGCAGACAGCCAATAACGCCGTTCAAAGCGCGGCAACTGCAAACGCCTTATTGTCTGATATAGCAAATGACAACAAGCTGACTGCTCAGGAAAAGCAGGAAACAAAAAAAGAATGGGATATTATTGTTTCTGAAAAGCCTAAAAACAATGCAAGTGCTGACAAGTACGGAGTAAGCAGGACTGCTTACGATACGGCTTATAATACGCTAAGTGCTTATATAACACCGTTGCTTTCAAGTCTTTCAACAACAAGTAATATATCAGGAGCTGCATTCAGAAGCAAGTTTAAGGATTACTACGATGCTCGCACCGATTTATTGAACGCTATATCAGCAAAGGCTAAATCCCTTGCAGATGCTGCACAACAAACTGCAGATGCGGCACAAGAAAAGGCTAATCAGGCAATAAAGGATGCTGCCAACGCAAAGACAGCAGCAGACAATGCACAAAGTGATGCTGATGAAGCTAAGAGCCGATTAGATAGTTGGGCTTCTGACGGTTCTATTTCTCCAACAGAAAAGCAGTCATTGAAAGAAGAAATAGCTAGAATTGACGCAGACAAGACACAGATTGTAAACGGATATAGTAAGTACAATCTAGGTACTCCTACTGCCTATAACAACGCTCATACAGTTTACCGTGCTGTGCTGGTAACTCTTACTGCATCAACCCCGGAAACTATCACTATTCCGTCCGATTTTTCGACTAAGCAAACAACGTATTATACACAGAGAACAAATGCTTTAACTGCTATCTCAAATGCTGCACGTGACTATGCGCAAGGTATAGCCAACGATTTAAGTTCTTATAAGAAAACGGTAAGTTCACAGTTTGAACAAACAAATAATAGTATTACTGCTGCTGTAACTTCTTCTAAGGAGTACACCAATAATGCTATTAATAATATTCAGATTGGAGGAAGAAACTATTTTGCTTTTTCTAGGACTGAAATACAAAATACCAGTGGGACAGGAGAATTTGATAAAAGTATTAATGGAGCTGTTTTAACAACAGGAAGTAATTCTACAAGCAAAGGAATTGTAAGATTCAATAACTTCGGTTTAACTGATGAGGGTGTTTATACACTTTCATGTGAAATAAAAGCAACGTCTGACGTAACTATAAAAATAGATATATGCGATTATACAATTCTTAATAATATAGCTGTTACAAACCAATACAAAAAAATAAAATTAACAGGAAGAGTTACTTCTTACATAAACGGTGCTGGTGGATATTACGGATTTGTAGACTTTGATGAAGTTTCTGATATTCCTGATGGTGTAAAAATTTACATAAAGAATTTCAAATTAGAATCAGGCAATAAAGCAACTGATTGGTCACCTGCTCCTGAAGATTCAGAAAATGCTTTGACTGAATACAAAAAAGAGGTAACATCACAATTCAGTGTACTAGAAGGTGAAATTAATAGTAAGGTTTCTTCTACTGAAATTACTACTATTAAGCAGGAAATAATTAATACGGCAGCGAGCGATGCAACCAAAAAGGCGAATGATGCAAAGACTTCAGCAATAAGTACTGCCTCTGCTGACGCAACTTCCAAGGCAAATAAGGCAAAGCAGGACGCTATATCTACTGCTGCTACAGATGCTACCAACAAGGCAAATAAGGCTAAGAATGATGCTATAACAACAGCCGGACAAAATGCAGACAAGAAGTACGCAACGATTACGACTGTAAAATCTATGCAGACAGTCATAGAACAGCACTCAGAAAAATTATTGCTAAAAGCCGAAAAGTCAGAAGTAACTACCGTTCAGAACAACCTGAATCAGACTAATAACAATTTGTCAGCGCTGACTACACGTGTAAGCAAAGCAGAAGTCGCGTTACAACCTGATAACATTTGGATTGGTATTTCTTCTAAGGCTGCAAGTGTGAGCAAGATAACCAACATTGTTCCTGACAGTTGCTTCGATGATGCTAATTATAGCTTGCTTTATACCGGAGGTTCACGAGTTAGTGCGGCAACTGCCAACAATAGTTGTCCTACAAGTTATTGTATGAAAAGTACAGTTGGTACGATTTATGCTAAGTCATACGTTAATGTTAATGTAGGAGAAAAATATTATGTAACTGCCTTAGTTAATGCGGAGAAGTGTAATTATAATGTAACAGTAGGTCTTAGAATAAAACTGAAAAATGAAACATACAAATACATAGAGCTTGATGCAATAGAATCCAAAACAAAAGGATGGAATACCTTGTCAGGATATATAACAATACCAACAGATTCTATTTCTGCAAGTATATGTTTCAGTATTAAAGGGACATCTAATTTAGGCGAAGCTTACTTTACAAAAGTTTATGCCTACAAAGTAGATGAATCTGTTAATCAAAACTATGCTCTATTAACTAGTACAGAAAAGAAGCTGACTACATTTAGCAATATAAACAATCAAACATGGGGCGTTTATAATATAACAGGACTTAAAAAAGGAGATATAATTACAGTTTCTTTAGAGTATGAGGCAAGCAATCTTAATTTTAACGCCACAACAGAACATACAGCAAAAATAAATTGCCAATTTGGTTCTTTGTACGGATGGGCTGGTACTACTTTTGATTTAAGATCTAATGGTTCAGGTAAATACATATCAAAACCTATAACTATTGGTGGCACAGCAACCGAAACAGATAAAACTAATATCTTCTTTAGGTTAGATTACATTTCTTCTGTACTACAAAACGGCAGCCCGATAGGATATTTCCGTGTTTGGAATCTGAAAGTCGAAAAAGGAGAAAGAGCAACACCGTGGAGTGCTGCACCTAGCGATTATTCCACAACAGAAGAGATTAAGACAGGAATTACCGTTAAAGAGAACGCCATAAGTATTTTCGGAAAAGATGTATCTTTACAAGGAAAGATTACATTCAGTTCTCTTAATAGTAGTTTGCAGAGCACAATCAATAATAAAGCTGACTCAGGAGGTGTTACTTCTAGTATAAATTCCTCCAAAGAGGATTTAGCTAAAAAGCTTGGTTATGCAAATTATTCTGATATGGTTTCCGCAGCAACAGCCGGAAATACAATCATTGAGGGAGGACATATTCGTACAAGTCTGATTGAAGCGGATGCTCTTGTAGTAAAAACACTTAATGCAACAAATGCCGATGGTATAAGTACTTTAGTAGATAAAGACGGTATGAATATATCCAAAAGCAATAATTCACTTTTAAATATATACTTTGGTAACTTCGGTCCTGTTAACTATGGAGTTATTAATATGTATAGTTATAATAAAAAAAATGATAGAAGAAGTGAAGCAATAGGAATAACTCCGTCAGGAATAGAACTGTATACCTATGATGGTTCTGGTGCAGAAATACTTAGAAGTGAAACAAGACTTTCATTTGGAGAACTTAAAATATTGGATGAATCTCAGACAGGTATTCACATCCATAAAACTGGCATTACTCTAACATACAGTAAAAATAAAGACGAATTAGGACTTCCAGTTCATTATGTTAAATGTATATATTCTGCTTATATATCAAGTTCCGGAAGTGTCATTGATAAAATGGGAACTAATATTCCAAACAGCTCAGGAAATCCTATTACATTTTCTGTATCAAAATATGCAACAGGAAGATATAGGGTTAAACATAATATAGGGAATACACTTTATCATGTTCAGATAACAGCTTTATCTAATGGAAAATTAACTGTTGCAGTAATTGAAAACATTTATAGTACATACTTTGAATATACTACGACAAGTAACTATAACAACTGGTCTCTTATGGATGCAAAAGTATTTATAGCTGTTTATTACGAATCACCCAAACTTGGAACATTTTAAATAAAACTTTCTATAAAAACTGTTTAATTATGAAAAAACTTAATTTTAAAGCTGTCCCGACAAGGGACATTGAAGGTAACTTGGAACCTCGTGACATCTCGAAAGAACTGGGGAATTACATCTATCGTGAAACTTCTGACTTGGGAGAATTAGACCTTGCACAGAGAATCTATAAAGACGGAGAAGTAGAAGCAAATGAGAGTGAAATAGAAATCATCCGAAAGTACATCAACGGCGGATATAAGGCATTTGTAAAGAAAGCCTTCGAGGAAATGGTTTCGGATGTTCAAGAAGTTCAACCTTTATAAAAAAATAATTATGGATATTAAAAATCAATCCTACGGAAAAGTTATCAGTGCTGCATACCAGCACTACATTACACTTGCAGATGTGGAAGATAAGTATAAACCTATCTTAACCACTATTACAATTCCTTCATGGGAGGGAATAGACCAATATCAAGAGATAGACGAAGCGGAAGCGGAAAGAATACGTTCTATTAAGAGCACTTCGAGCGAAAGCATAGAATTATTAAAAGAAAAGGTAGATGTTATGTCTAAGCTGTTTGAATCAAGTATAAACACTATGAATCTTACGGACGAACAAGCATTGCAGGTTAAGGAGCTGTTCCCGAACTGGAGTAATTTTATTAACCAGTCAATACCTAAAGATTTTAAGACAAACTACAATAATGTATTATACAAGGCGACAGAAGCAGTTGAAAACGTATCAGCAGAAGAAACACCCGAAATTACAGTAGCAAGTTATTCGCCTATAACAGATAAAGCAACAGAGTAAATAGTAAGATATATGAAGATAATAAGAAATAAAATAATCCCTTTCAATGGGTTCAAGGCAATAAACATATTCGGTGTATTGTTTGTAAGAGAAAGAGCAAATATAGACGCTAAAACAATTAACCACGAGGAAATACATACAGCACAAATGAAAGAAATGTTATATATATTCTTCTACTTGTGGTATATTGTAGAATGGATTGTAAGGCTTTTTTACAAAGGAAATGCTTACAAAAACATATCACTTGAGAAGGAGGCATACAGCAATGAAAGTGACATGTTTTACCTGAGTAACAGAAAAAAATATTCCTGGATGAAGTATATTTAAAAGATTAACGTATATTTGTGACGATAAATTAATGTTTAACTAAATGTTTTGAATTGTGAAAGAAGAATTGAAAGAAGAAGCAAAGGCGTTGATTGATGCTGGCAGACGAACAAGCAGTTTATCAGAACTTATCTGAACTTGTAGGCATTTACGTTGAACAAGTAGGGGAATAAAATAAATAAGGGGAGTTTTAATCGCTCCCCTTTATCTTTTAAATAGTTTTCTCAATCTGTTTTCTTTAAGCCTAGACTTTTGTAATTCCTTTTCTTCCTTACGTTTTCTCTTAGCTTCACGTTTACGAATATCCTCATTCAGCTTATCACGAAGTGCCATAATATCGGAACGTAAGAAACCGCAACGCTGATTGTTTATTACTACCTGCTTTATTCCTTATTTGTCAAGTACGGATTTAAGACCGCTTCTGTTTGTAGCACCGAATCCTAGTATTTCACCTGCCTTGTCATAATTAAGTACATCGTCCTTGCATACTCTTCCGCTTGCATTGTTGTTCAGTGTAGCAATAGTAGAAGCTACCGTATCTTCGTTACATTCACCGTTTATAATCTTGTCAACCATGTCAAGTAAGTAGTTGACTGCCATTTTCAATACGATAGGTAATTTGTCTATCTTTTCTTTAGTTTTATCGCTTAATTCCATACTCCTTGTATCTTGATTTCTTAACTTTTCTTGCTCTTCTGGAATGGTTAATAGCTAGTATAATAGTAGATATTGTAGCAAACATAAGTGTTCCGCAAGCAAAATATATGTATTCTTCTGCTGTATCAAATATAGAGTATTTACAATCAATGTAATTAACAATTGGGACTAAAACGAGATTATAGCAAAGAAATCTTGCCCACCTACAATGATATTTCCCTTGTGTATGTGACAAAACAGTAAGCAACACTCCAAATAGCAATGAATTTGTAAATAGGTAGTCATATTCAGATATATCTACTCCATTTAATGCGTAAATCAAAACTATCAGCATATATGTATTCAAACCAAATATGCAAAATCTAACTACAAACTTATCCATTTGCTCTATCTTTATTTACTTTAGCTATAACTCTTGCTGTAATAAAGCCTCCAGTACCTTTACCCATCTTAGGCTTAACCGCCTTCTTCGCTTCCACCTTAACCTTTACTTTCCCTTTGCTATTCGCCATAAATTAACCTCCTATAAAAAAAGAGCCAGCGATAAGTCACCATGAAAAACCTATCGCTAACCCTTTTGCGTAAAAATTTAAACTGTAATAATATGAGAACACAAATCCTGCTCATGGTGAAAAACAACATCTATGAAAACATAGAGGGCAAAAGCGGATTCAAACCGCTGTAAAACACTTTTGCAGAGTGTTGGCTAAATCACTCACCCATTTTGCCCGAATTTCAAAGAAAACCTAGACTATCTTCACAGACCATCTAGGCTAATACTAACAATTATCAACTCTTTAATTCTATGAAGACTACGCAAATATAGTAATTATTTTCTTTCATCCAACTCTATAAGTGTTAAAATTGCATAATTAGCTAAATCTTTTAAAGAATCAACGTATGTTTCACCTTTTACTTCATTGCTTTTCTTCTGCAAAGACTTGATTCGGTTAATCTTTTCCTGCAAATGAATGATAGAATAGGTCATTCCGTATTCTTCAAACAACTTGGCAAAACTATCTCCGTAGTCCTTATTTTTTGCCTTGTACGTTTCAAGCAATTCACTTGTTATCTGTGAGAATTTTTCTTCTTTGGTCATATCAGCTTTCAAATTTATTAAGTTTAACTTGCTCGCAACATTTAACTATATATTCAGCTAAATAGCACAATGGTTCTTGATTGTCAAAGTCTAATTTAGCTCCAATATATTCAAAAACTCTCATTGCGGCATGAAATGATTCATGTGCTATAATAGGATTAGTCATACTTTTTTTAGATGCAAATCTAATAAATATTCCTCCTTTATTATTAGTACAATCATAAGCTGGTTCTATAACCGCATCGCAACTATCGTCCATATCAGAAAGTTCTTTAAAACCATCAAACTTATTTTCGGTAGTGATAGCAATCCAAATCTTTCTAGGATATATGCCTAAATCAAATTCATGTATTTTTACTTTTGTCATATCTCTGTAAAGTCTTTCATATTATTACACCTCCTTATCGCATATAATCAGTTCGTGGGCGTATGGCAAAGATTCCACAAACTTCTTAAAGTTTCCCCAATCTTCTTTTAGCTTGTGGTTTTTTCTTTGCTTGTATATCGTAGATAACTGTTCATAGTTCGTAGAAACACGAACAAACAATTCTGTACCCATAGGACATTCAGAAATAATCTGCATGAACATGTGATATAAGCACTCTTCTTTTGTATTTGCTTCAATTACTTCGCCATTTCTCAATTCAAAAGTAGTCCTTTCAAAAGCCTCTCCTTCTAAGCCAGCAAACATATTATAAGCATAAACTAAAGCGTTCATCTTATCAACAGTTGCTTGGGAAATATACTTGTTACAACACTTGTCAAAATCCATTTTAGTGATTCTGTGCATAAGCGAACTTGAAGTGATGTAATCAAACCAATGATAGCGTTGAAATTGCTTTGTGATATATTGAGTATATTTCATATCGAAAGACACTCTGATACCTGTTCTAAAATTGCTATGCCCAGTACCACCACCACATTTAGCCAATTTGATAGCACGTTTCAGGCTTTCTTCAAACTCTTCATCCGTGTATTCCGGCATTTCCAATCTCATTGCATTTCTACTTGCTATGACGCTTTCTTTGAGGTCATATACTTTTACATTATATATTTCAAGCATTTTTGTAATATTTTTTCAGAGATGATAAAACTTTTTCAGATAAACAATCTTTATATTCATCAATTAAATCATTAAGCAATTCTTGTTTTTTCTTTAAATATGTAAACTTAGCCTCTTCTTTTGTTTCAAAAGTACCTAAATGTATCTTCTTTCCCTTAGAACGAATAAAAGATACATATTTAGTTTTTGACCTATTAAACCCATATCCAGCAGCTTTATTGCTTTTTTCAAAAAAAGTATTGATTTGAGGGGGAACGAAGCAGCAAGTGGCTGGAGAGTATACTCTATTACCTCTTACTAAAATATCTTTATCTAAATGCCACCCACTTTCATACTTTTGTTTTTTAGCCCAATCCAAAAAATTTTTAAAACAAAGCCATTCTTCACACACACAAACATCGCTATAAGAACCTCCTATACGATTGGCTCTATAAAGCATATTATACCATATATCATACATTTTTGAATCATAATCGGAAGTTCCCGTAAATCCCCCAAAGATATTCTTGTAAAGTTTATCACGAACTTCTCCGTTTTCTATATGATTCATAGAAGTAAAGTATTCATATCCAGTATTTTTAAACTTTATCTTAACTTTTTCACAATTAAAATATTCAACGATATTGTATTCTCCATATTTTGCATGATAAAAAGAAGTCTTTTGCAAATCATTTATTGATTTTTTAAGCATCTGTTCCCATATTTAATTATCCAACCGTTCTGCCATTCTTATCTCCGAGCAAAACTTGATTTGCCAATTCCATGTTGTTCTCAAATTCTGCGTTCTCCTTGTACGTTTCGTCCTGCAACTCTGCGTTCAAAGACTTTTCAGTCATTGTTTGTAAGCGTTTTACAATATCCTCTGCAATACCGAAGAAAAACTCATCGTCACAAGTGGCAAAGATGCCCAACTGCAAAATCTGTGTGGTAGCCAAATACAAGAAGTCGTATGTTTTCTTCTGTTCTTCGGTAAGCTCGTCATATTTGTCTTTCATATTAAGCACTACGTCCAAATGCTGATAAAGTCCCGACATTCTAGGACTGACAAATACGGAGTAACCGCCTTTTGCCTGAAAAGCAATATAGCCCTTACATCTCACAAATCTTATTGAATCATTGTCGTATTCCTTAATCACGTCTTTTTCAGGAATACAGAAGCGCATAGGCTCTACATCCAACTGACCTTTCAAAGACAGTAATTTGTCAATAAGAGAAGCCGCAAACTTAGCGTCCTTGCTGTTTGTCTTAATCTGATTTACTACTTCATCAATTTTCGTTTTCAGTTCCTTCTTTTCCATATTCAAAATCTTTAGTAAAGTTTCTTTCGTATTTTCTTTCTTCCAAATAATTAAGGTAGTCTTTTATCGCACACTTGATAATACATTTCTTAACCTTGTCACGGTCTGATTTCTTCCGTTCGTCAGTCTTTGCTTCTCCGTTTTCATCCTTAGAAGAAAGATAAGCGGCAACTTCATCAGCTTTGTATTCATGTTTTGCAAGGTATTCGATACAGTCAGACTGCTTGCGCAAGTCAGGCATATATCCGTCTTTTAAAAACAAAGTAGGATAAATTTCATCATACTTCATAATAGTAGCAGGATTGCCGAAGTCTTTCATAACTACTGGGTTGTTGCTTCCGTCATTTGCAACCACGCAATAGTTCGTACTTCCGTCACATTTCCAAACCTTAGCGACTGCCTTTACCCAAATTCTGTTGTCACCCTCTTTCAAAGGTTCAGGTAATTCATGCTGGTAACATTCATTCAAAACCTTAACCAGCGATTCTTTTTCAATATTTAACTGCATAAAAATACGTTTATTTATTCAATTTAAATCCTACGTTAAACATATAGTACAAATTCTTGTCGTAGTAACCTATACCGCCTCTCAATGTCATGTCATTTCTGAACTTTATACTAGCACCGATATTAGGAGCAAACTTCTCATTCATATACAATACGCCTGCATCGAAATAAAAATCAGTTTGTTTAGGATATATCTCCCTCGTTACAGTATTTGTAATAGTTACAAATTTAGTATTGTTGTAAATATTAATACTATCCAAACTTGGTTTAAATCCACTTACCCATGCTTCATAAAGACTGTCCTTGTAATACTTCTGTGTAATCGGCAATAGTATATTGCCATTTTCGTCACTTTTTACGTAAATGGTATCAACTATCCTTTCCGTAATAAAAATCGGTGTTTTGACCTTATACGTATCTAATTTTACGGAATAAACCGTATCGCTGGTAATCTTCTCTATTACCACCTCCTTTCTGTTGGTTAATGAAACTAACAAAGACACCAACAATACGGCTATTACTATGTATGGAACGTATTTAGTCATTCTTCATTGCATCAATTAAAGCCTTTGATAGCTCAGCGTAAGGTTTCAAGTCTGACTTCAATTTACATTCGGGTAGGCTGTTGTACAAGTTGAAAACTATTCCGTACTCTTTCGACAAATCCTCGCTCATTTTAGGAATACTTAAATCTTTATACAATTCTTCAAATCTATCCCTTACAATAGTCTTGTCTAATTCAATTCTTTCCTTTCTTCTCTTCCGTCTTTCCTTGTTCTTGATACGCTTCATTTCAATCTGATGTTCCAACTCTGCACGTGCCTCATTCAGACTTTCAATTACTGAATCAATTTCATTTACACTTGTGAAGTGGAGTACCATACCTTCATCTTCGTTTTCATAACTTGGAATAAAAAAATCTACTTGTGGTTTCATAAATTATACATGTTTACTTGTTTGACCTTTAATGTTCTTGAACGGAAATTCAACCGCAATATATGGCGCACTTCCGTAAATAATATCCTCGTCTACCTTTATTTTGTCAGTCTGTATCATTTCAACTTCTCGGTTTCTCACGTTGTCCCAATACTTGATAATCTTGCCGCTGATAAACTCAACAAAGCTGTCGTACACATCTCGTCTATCTTTGTCAGAGAATACAACCGTCAGCTTTATATCCGTGCTTTCTCTTGTTACCTTTTCAGGCAAATACACTCTCAACATGTCTGATTCAGCAAATGATTCTGTGTATATATTTTTTACCTCTCCGTAGCTGCTCAATCCTTCAACCTGACAAAATATAAGTCCCTTAAACTTTTCGGTAAGTTCTACTTCCGCTTCCCATCCTTCTTCGTCATTTATGTATCTTGACATATAAAACTTATAGTCCTCATTCATATCTGTCCCTTTCTTTCTTATTGATACGTTTCAAATTTCCGCAATTCCCACTCACAGTTATATCTTCGGGATTTCCATAGCATACGAGAACCATAGAGCCTTCGCCTTTTACATTTATATGACATTTGCCAGTCACATATACATCGCAAATCTTGAAAGAAGAAACATTGATAGCAACATCTGATTCAATGATTCCCATGATAGTAGTGTCAGCTTCTATTTCTCCGTTGTAGTGACAGTACAATTTTGAATTATATCCGTTAAGACTAGCAACATATCCACCGTTGATAAATCGTGCAAATCTGCTGCATATAATATCGGGACTTATGCCCCATCCTTTTGCTATTGTATCACAGATATAGTCAAGACCTTTAGAACCTAAAGCCATATCCATAATCTGCTTGTCACTTTTACATCTGTCCCAAACCTCCGAATACTCGGAACAAAGATTGTGAATCCTTGCGTTTTCTCTGTATTTCTTTAAATCTATTTCCATAAAAATAAAGTTTACTTTTACAAAGATAAGCTATTTGTTTTGAAAATCAAAACATTTCAAATAGTTTTTGGTATTGACTTGAAGATATTTCATGCCAAAAGGTAATAACACAATCTGCCTTATTTTGGTTTTTCAATACCTCCATCATTCCTAATAACTCAAACTCACCGCTATCTGAATAGCATATTCCGTTGCCAAATCTACCACTAACCATACCATCAACTCTGTAAACGTAATAATAATACTTTCGCATAATTCTGATTTTTACTTTTTACTACTTCCTTTATATACACTCGCATAAATAGCACGACCTTGCTTTTCAGCCTGCTTTTTAGTGGGATAAACCTTTCCCGATTTGCCCCACTTGTAACCACCTTTTACTTTTCTTACTGGCATAACTTCAAGCTTTTTAAAAAATCAATTAACTCCTGACATTCTCCGTCACAACTTTTCTTTTCCTTGATACATTTCCCCTTCTCATAGTAAGGACATGTAATCTTTCCAAATTTTACATAACTTTCTTTCATACTAAAATGGTATTTCTCCTTTTTCTATCGTATAACCAAAAGGTAAATTACTACTTGCATTGTCAAACTGTTGTTGGAATTTCTCTAAGTCAGACTGCGGCTGCTCGTAGGTCAGTGAATGCTGGACTGGCTCTTCTTCCCAACCGTAGTGAATATCCTCACTTTCTGTATTTTTAAATCTTCTTGTAGGTATTTCATAGTACATTCCAACAAGACAATCCACAACTCCGTACAATCTGTTTTTGCAAATTTCTATGCAGTTGCCAAACATTGAATATTGCTGGACAACCGTATTACCCAAGAACTCTCCACCTGTCTTTAAAAAGTCGTTATTTACTCTGTGTACGATAAACACATTGGAAGCGGCATTGGTTAAATCGGAACTTCCACTAATATCTGTTTTTCTCAAAAAAGTAGTAACCTTTCTTGGGTGAGCGACAAGCATGATGTGGATTTTATTCTTTTTTACAAAGTCACAAAGTTGGAGAATTAATTCTTTCTGCTTGTTATTCTTATCCCCCTCAAATATATCAATATCCAAAGAAAATAAGTTATCAAGAATAAACAACTTGACCCCTAACTTGACAAGCTCCTTCATATCATTAAATATCTGTTCCCATTTATTCGTGTATTCATTATTGTAAAGAAAAAACTTTCCATCCATCCAATAGTCTATCTTTTGAGAAACATATTCAGGAACATAATATTTACCCTCATCTTTTTTACTCGGTTGAATATATTTATTCCCTGCTGCGCTTAAAGAAATCCAAGTCTTTAATACATCAGGTCTTAACTCACCACTCCATAAAGCTACCTTGAAATTCTGCTGTATAACATTCAAGATAAGATTGTTTATCCATGAAGATTTCCCCGAAGAGTTACTGCCCGATATAATTGTTATTTCTCCCTCATAAAGACCTACAATCTTCTTATCAAGTTCAGTATATCCTGTCTTTATGTGCATAAGACTTGATAAATCCACCTTCTTAATATCAGACATGCTAAACCACTTCTTACCCAATTCAGGGCTTTCCTCTTTTATTTCATATTTTTTCTTTTGAGGCTGCATATACCTGCCTTGCGGCTGCATATATTGTTGTGGTGGTCTATTCTCATAATCGTATGCGTGCGGGTCAAATTTAAGACGCAAATCACGCCACGTATTACCTTGACATCCGCTATGAAAACACGTGAAAACTATACCTTTGTCTGAAACGTATATTGCAGAATCTTTCCCATGCTCAGGATGAAAAGGGCATGTCTTTAATACAATTTTTCTTGATTTATCCGACAGTCTTTCTTCCTTTAAAACCTCAATCCCATTGACAGACAAAAACTCATCTATATCAAATGGCTTTTTATTAACCCCTCTTTGATATTGAGAATTGTTAATCTTAGGCTCTATTGGTTCAGGGTTATTAATCTTTCTATACTCGTTTACAACAGACTTAAAAACATCATAACTTAGATATTCAATATTTTCAGGTATTGAAATTATCTTACTATATCTATGAGGTCTTTCTTGTGTATCACCTCCCTTTCTTGATTTAGACGAATAAAATTTAGTTAATCTTGATGCGTTCTTATTCTTTATATCACAATCCACCTTACTATCAGTAAACCTCATAGAGATATAATTCAAAAAGTCGCTAAACTCCTTGTCTATTTCTTCTGAATTATCCCAATTATCAATACGAAAAAGCTCATGGAAGCCATTCCCTGATTTACAAACAATAGGTTTAGGGAAACCAATAGACATCAAATACCTATAAACTTCTACGGCTTTAAGGTGTGCGTATTCCATTTCTTCCTCTGTGCTTGCAATATCTTTTACACCTCCTTCTCTTATAGGGTCAAAATCAAGAAATAACCATCTTCTATATTTAATATCAGGGTCTTTTACGGCAGATACCCCTTTTAATAGTTTATTAAACTGAGGTCTACCACTCATAGCATCCTTTAATTCGTTAAATACAAAGTATGTATTGTAAGGTTCTTTGTCGAATCTTTGTACTTCATTTATTAAAGATTCTTCATTATTAAATATACCTGAGTAATTTTCGTTACCATTAATTGTGTTAAAAACCCTTATCTCAATAAGACCATTGTCTGTACGAAATACATTTAATGTCTTTTTTATCTCATCAATATCCATTTATTGCACCTCCCATTTCTTTGTTTGCGTATTCCATTTGTATCTTATACCACCTTTCATTACCATAGCAGAGGACGGTCTGTTTTCGGCAGTGTACCCATCAAAAAGCATGTCAATATCATACATTGAGATGTAACATTTAACTTGTTCGTTCCAATGTAGATTAAAACCATCTAACTGCGGTCTATATTCGTTATCGGTATTATTTTCTCTTTCAGGGTCAAAGATAATCATATTTCCTTTGTAAACAACATCTTTAAATATCTTATCTCTCAAATACCGTTCAAAGTCTTTTTGATATTTTCTTTCAGAAACAGATTGAACGTATGCTTGTATGTGAGATTTAGCCAACTGCATTTCTTCTATGGTAAGTTTATCCCAATAGGGTTTAGATTTCCCCTTGCTACCTTTTCTGTTATACAGTTTCCAACATTCTTCAAAAAGCAAATCTTTGTCTTTCTTAGATACGTTAGTATCTTCTTTTTCTATGTTATAATCTTTATTAGTAATCTCTGTTATTGCTGCTTCATTTTTTTCTTCTGAATCTTCATTTTGAAGTTTCATACCTTCATTTTGAAAATTAATAGAATAGTAACCACTAAGCCCATCATATCCAAGTTTCTTTATTTCTAAAACAACAAATGCAATATTTACCCTATATTGTAGGGTTTTATCCCATTTGTGAGTAGGATTTTTTCTGCACTCAACGAATCCTTTATCTATTAGATTTTGAATATATCTCCTAATTGTGACTTCTGACATGTTCAACATACATTCCTCTGCCATTTCTGATGCTTTTTTGTAAATCCATCCGTTCTGCATTTCTATATTTATACAAACACCATCATTCTCACATCTTTGCTTTTCTTCGACAATAAATTTATCAAAATCTTTAACTTTCTCCTCCCAGTATATAAATTGCCCTAATATTATTGCTTCTATCGTATCTTTTGTTAAAGCGTATAATTCTTCCTTTATGACAACCCTTTTTAACTTCTTTACTTCCATAGCTTAGTCCTCCAAAAAAGATAAATTACCGTTTACTGCTGTGATATACATATTATTCAACGAATCGTTATTTGCCAACATTTCATTAAACTTCATTTTCATAAGGTTAAGATTATCAAGAGAACCTTCCTCATGGTAATAATCTAAACTTATATTTGGGTTGTCATTTATTAAGCCATACAAACAATAAAATAACGAAGTAGAATCATAATTATCTTCACTGAAAAAATCTTCTACCGTTTGAACATTCCGGTTTATATCTTCAAATTGAAAGTGATAAATAACACATTCTGAAAATCCAATACCTGAATCTACCATAAGTGTAGAAAAACTTCTTTCTCTATAATTTATAAAGAAAACTATTCCGTAGTTATCATAATCGCTATGTTCATAATAAACTACATCACCTATCTTAATTGGAGCATTATATACTTCATTACCGTTTTCGTGAACCCATGAATGGCAATCTTCACAAAGGGTAATTAAAGCACTGTCGCCATATTCCCACGGAAGATGATTATTAAGATAATATTTGTGATGTACATGAAGTGATTTTTCTGTGTCGCCACACAACTGACAAGTGAATCTGTCACGTGTTAGAATTTCTGTTTTCCTCTTTTGCCAACGAGGGTCTTTTAGCATTTCTGCGTAGGTTAACTTTTCTTTTTTCATACTTGTTCCTTATTTATTTCCTGTTCCTTTAAAATAAATAGTGCGGAAGGGGAAGGAACAAGATAAACCCCTCATTCGTGGGTTAATTACTCCCACTACCGCACTACTTTAAACATTACCGCAAATATAATGAATATTTTTGAGAAATCAAACATCTATATCGAATTGTTTTTCATCCCTTTTATCCATTTTATCAATGATTGATGAAGCTACTTCAATGCCATATCTTTCACCGTCTTTTATCGGCAACCAATTATAGTAAACTCCGCTATTTTCGTGATAAACAGGTATTCCATAATCAGATAAAACCTTTCCGTCAAGTCCTTTGAACTTTTCTTTCCATTGCTTTACAAATTTCTTTCCGGCTTTAGTCTTCTTGTTTGGTTTAAAGTATGTATGTCCGTATGCCCTATATGGAGTAACATTTTTAGGACTTGTTATATCTGCAAAACGTATAGTATCTTCTGCCCGTACACAAGTTATTCCGAAGTACCAATAATATCCGAAGTTTATAGGTTTAGCATAAGTAAACTTCTCAACCATTTCTATCACTTCTGTTTTCTCACGTTCCATCTGCTCGTAAAATCCTTTCAAGACAGATTCAAGTTCTGTATTTTGTTTGGCAAATATTTTCATAATCAATCCTCCATTTCACTTGAAATTAGCTACTTTATACATATCTGCATAATCTCTCAATTTTTCATGCCTTTGCAGTTTGCCTAACCCTCTTTCAATCATATCAATATCAAGTTTCTGCAAGTTGTTAAGCAAATCAAGCTGCTTTTCATTAAGCTCATTTCTTTCCAAACCTTTAAATTCACCAACCACCAAAGAGTTTAAGAATTTAGCTTCATTAGAAAACAAAAGAGGTGATGGCTTTTCGTAGCTATATCTGCAATGTTGGCTCATAAGAGCAGAGCATAATTCTTTGTAATAATCTCCAGCTTGATTCCTAAAGTCAATCAAATTATCATATACCCACTTGATAACCTGCACTTCAAACTTAGGAGAAAGCCACATCGCAAACTTGACAAATAGATAAGGATGCATCCATGTACAACCTCCACGACCTCTTTTAGTTTCGTAAAGGTCTGATTCTAATGTAGTTCCTAAATATATGTTTTTCCCTATATTTAATTCAGAAGCTAACTCTTTCATAAATTCCTTTGTAGAATCATTACTCCAAAACTCGGCTATAACTTTTTTCTTTTCACTATTAGCATTGTAAGCTGTTAATAATGTTGTTGCGTTGAAATAACCATCTGTGTTTCTTTGTTCTATTACAGAACCATTAAAATCTCTTTTTACAATTTGTAAAGTTTTCATATAAATATTATTTTTATTGTTTATTGTATACAAATATATCTATATTTTACAAACTGACCAATATTTTATAGTTAATAAACATTAAAATAGGCGATATTTCTACCGCCTATCCTAATTACAAACTTTTAAGTACCTTTTCAACTTCCTCTTTCAGCTCTTTTAAGTCTTTCACGTTTATATACATATAGTTTGACAGATGCTGACAAGTTGTTATCTCGTAAGTTACATCGTCTATCTGCTGGATTGCTATATGTTTTACTACTTCGCCTTTGCCGTAATGCATACTTATATCATATATACTTAACTAAAATTACTAAACACCGCAAATCTAAGACCGTCTACTTCAAAGTCAGTTTCTTTGCCAGCATCTATACCGAATAACTCCTTGCATCTTAAAATATCTTTTTTACAATAACAAGAGTCATCGTATCCGCTTTCCTCTCTATAACTCTTTGAAGTCCATCTATTCCGAGGATGTTCATTATGCTCCTTTACAAACTTCCAAAAATCATCATAGGATATTTTCTCTGCGTACTCATCCTCAATCCATGTGTTTGGTTCGGATAAAAATGCTTCAAGTGATTTTCTGTTCGGCTGATAATACTTTCCCCAGTTATGGTCGAAGTTTACTTGCCATCCACAAGAGGATTTACAGATATGCACTTCACTTTTGTTTTTAATCTCTTCAAGTTCTTCCGTAAGTATATAATCCCCGCCTCTAACATCCAAAACTTCATCAAGTTTCTTGTGCAATTTTTCTCTATCCTCTTTTGAGATAGTTTTCATTCTGTAATAATTTGTTCCCATATCATTCCTCCCATCCTCCTGTTGTGCCTATTAGATGGGCGGTATTTTCGTTGTAAGGTAAACACGTGCTATAACTTCTTGCAGAACATACATAATTCCCGTTACGATATTCAGGTTTATAATGGCTAAATAAATCGTATCTCCATTCACCTCTTCCGTCAATCCCAATTACAGGTTGTCCTGCTTTAAATTTACATTCCGGCTTTACTTCAATATTAAAGAAACGCTTCAAGTATTCTTTGGCTTTAGGTTCTTTACTTTCTTTAAGTGCATCAATGAGTGTTTGTTTTTCTTCTTCGGTAGCTTTTCTTATCCATTCTCCCGAAGTAGTATAACTGTCATACTTTATAACCCCATCTGTATTGCTATTGCTTTTTGTTATTAAGATTACATAGTCACTTGTACGTACACCATAAGCAGAAGTATTTACAGATTTTATAATACTTATCCAACTACTGCTTTCGTTATGTTCTTCCCATCCGCACGCTACAATATCCCCATCCTTAAAAGTCGGGGATTCGGGGATTTCTAGCATGAGGTCTAAGCAATCCTCACTGAAATATCCATACACGTTATATCGGCCTTTTTTGGAGTAAGGAATAGGCAATTCTTGTCTTCCTTTATTAATTAATGCTAATATGGGATAATCACCTGACATTGATTTGTAGTCCCAGCAAACTATCCTAGCTTCATCTCCACCTCTTGTGACAATTCTACCTTCTTTATTTCCATTACTAATTCGTTTTGCTAATTCTACCTCAAACGGTACTTTTACTAATTTCTGTTCCATAATCATACAAAGTTTAAATGTTTAAATTAATTTTCAATAAAAAATGACGGTTTAACCATCCAACCGACAAGGATTTGTTATTAATAAAGCAATTCTACATTGCAAATATAGGCATTTATAAAGTAAAAATAAATAAAATAACTAATAATTAAACAAATCAATTAAAGTTTGAAAAACTCTATCTTCTATAACGTCTTTATATTTATATGCAAGTTTGTAAATAAAATCTTTCTTAGCATTTCTTCTTGCAAGTATTGCATCTTTCTTATTCGTAAAAGAACCTAAATTTTTTTTAGAATTTTTGATAGATAAATATGGATAGTACCTACCGTCCTTCTCGTATATCCCAACATTTTCATCTTTTATATTTAACCTCAAAGAAGTTATACTATTATTTAATTCTGGCGGGATAAAACAGCATGTATTCGGAGAATATATTTTTTCACCTACTCCGCACAAAATATCCTTATCCAAACAAAAACCATCTTTGTACTTTAATAATGCCCATTCATAGAAATTACTAAAAACAAGCCATTCGTCACATATTTTTACATCTTTATAGCATTGATGTTTTTCTTGATAATCTTTATTTAAGCACCTTTTTACCATATTTTTCCACATATAACAGAGCTGCTTTATATTGGGAAGTTTTTCTCCTTGTAGGTCATTTATAGCTTTACCACAAACTTTTTTGTTTTTATATTTATTCTTAGTATAACATTCATGAGAACAGTATTTTGAATTTTTATCGTAAGTATTATATTCCTTACCACAATACTCACATCTTTTCTTTAGAATATTACAAGGATTGCACAAATGAGAAATTCTTCTTTTATGCTCATTACAACATTCACGACTACACGTTAGACCCCATTTGTTATTCCTTATTTGACAAGGTTTTGCGTAAAATTTTTTGCCGCAAATACAGCAAGTTGAATTAGGTGTTCTTCCCATAATTGTTGATGTTTTTTAAAGTGATGTTGATGGAATTTTGCGAATGTAGGAAGAGCCATCAACTTACTCTTGTCATCGGGTGTACAGTCCGACTATCCTACATTGCAAAAGTAATAAAATTTATTTATAAATCAAAGCATCATTGGCATTAACAATGACAATTTATTTGATTTATTTCCACTTTCTTTAAACAAAGCAGGACGAGAACTCTCTTTTAGTTCTATAATAACATCGTCTGTTGATATTGTATTCAATGTATTTAAAAAATAAGGTGCTTTAAATCCAATATTAATTTTCCCATTAGAGTTTACTATAAGATTTTCAACAGATTTTATACTAAAATCAATGTCCTCCGAACTTAAATTAAGTGATGTCCCATCAAGTTCAAATTTTAATAGTAAATTTGTTTGATTAGCTCCTACCATACATCTACAAATGGCTTCTTTAAGCTCGTTTTTATTTACAACAACTTTAATATTGCTATCCTTTACTAAAACCGATTTAAAATTAGGATATTTTTGATTTATATTCCTTGTAATTATGGTAACATCTTTACCACTTATTAAAGTATTTGATTTTCCTGTTTTAAGAGTTATAGTATCAGAGATTTTGCAAACATTACAAATTGCATTAAACGCATTTTTGTTTATTAGGCAATCAAAATCATCACCTGAATAATTATTTATATAGTCGCAGAATAGTTTATGACCGTCTGAGGCGGCACATCCAATCTCGTTTCCACTTTTGTATATCAATATACATCCCATTTGAGGTCGTAACTCATCATTGCCAACAAATACCTGACCGTCTACAATCCAGTTGTTCAGCAAAGCACTATCCATGCTGATACATACCGCATTTTCATCAGGTTGCATCGAAGGAAATTCAGAAGCATCAGAAAGAGGCAGACTTACACTTCCCTTGTCATGCTTGACCTCCAAATTCTTTACCTCATCGTCAACAACCAAGTCTATAAATTCGCTCTTTATAAGCTTCACGTAAGACAGAAGGCTTTTATAACCTGCACAGAATGAAACCTCACCGTCCGATTCTACACCGAATATACGCTTGCTGATAGCATTTTCATTGTCAGAAGAAACAATAACCATGCTTCCGTTCTTAACCTTAATCTTTACACAATCTAAAATAGGCAAAAACTTTGTTCTGCCAGCAAAAGAGCCTCCTACTAAAAGACCTTTTACAAATTCCGACTTATTAACTCTGATATTCATTTCTTTTCGTTATCTAAATAATGTACAACAATTTTCTTTCCCAAAATAGGACAATCCTGAACAACGTATTCAACCTTTGAAACAGGCTGATACTTTCCTTTCCTTAATCTTCTTTGCCTCATCCAATTCAAGCATTACAAAGTTAAAAATTCCAATCTTGACACCTCTTACTTCTCCTTTGTCAATCCACTTGTAGACTGCCGTCAGGGAAACTCCCTTGTAGTCGGCATACTCTCTTACACTAACCAGTCTTTCTGTTTCTACTACCATATATTTTATTCTTCTGTATCCTCCACTTTTACAAAGATTACACCAGTTTTATCATTTCGACTTATATCGCATTTACCTACAAATGCTTCAGCAAAATCGTCACACATCGGGAAATTCTCGTTCCAGAAAAAACATCCTACACACGATGTAGGCTTTTTAGATGGTTCAACTCTCAGCTTCACAAGCCCGCACTGAAATGTTTCTCCGACATTAAATTCTTTCTTTGCCATAATTATTCCTATAACGAATCATCAAAAACATTCCCAATAACTTCACACTGACTATTTAACAGCATAGGTCTGCGCTTAGTTGAACTCCCGTTATGATACCCTACAATAAACGCACCACATTCAAACTTTACATCCATAGGCGTTTTCTTTCCGTGATAATCTTTCTGTAATACGATGTCACCTTCATAAATCTCTTTACCGTTCTTGTCGTACAATCCGGTGAACTGACCGATAGTGTCAGGTTGTACATAATCTTCTTCTGTGTCGGTATATCCGTCATATTCAAACTTATTTGCAGGAGCTATTACAAATATTCTTTTAGTTTCGCCCCAAACTTCACGCAAATAGCCGTACATCCAATCGTTTAAATCTACTCGTTTCGCTCTGAATTTGATTTCTCTTTCCATAATCTTTCGTTTTAATTTAACACCACAAATTTAAGTATAAAGTTTCAAATCTACAACTAAATTATAATAATTTTAGATAAACGCAATTTATAAACTTTCTCCGACTAACCTATACAAGTTATCATTCAAACAAAGAAAATCAAAAAATCACGCTTATCTAACGGTAAATTTAAGAAATTAAGCCTTATAATCTATATCAAACTGCTTCTTCATAACCTTTTTCAAGGAATCTATGTCAGAACAGCACCAAGAATTGCATCCGAAGTTCTCATTTGACGGATAAGCCTCAACCATGTCATAGCCACCTGTATCGTATGGATGAGGAGGAACTAACTTCAGTCTGAATACTTCATAGTAGACATCGTGGTATTCCAAACATTCGCATCTGTACAAAATATAAACATCGTTCTTCTCAATCTGAGTGTACTTTACACCCTTCTTTACAAACTCTTTCTCTAATTCTCGGATTTTCATAAATCAATCAGGATAAAATGTGTAACAATTCTTAAAATTCTTTCTCACAATCTCCATGCTATTCTCACCATGCCAATTCGGTACATAATTGCAGATAGCAAAGACTTTTTCTTTCGGATAATCCACGGTTTTTATAAATTCACCCGTAGTCATTCGGTAAATATCACAGTTAGGAGGACAGAACATTCCGTTTTCTTCGGGAATATCACTTATAGGGTTGACAGCAATGTACTTCTTGTGCCTTGTGAAGAAGTAGCTTTGTGGATTGTTTGCAGCACCAAAGTCAATCACCGTCCAATCTTCAGGAATAATCTTGCTTAAATGATAGTAGGTGTCACAGAAACCTAAAAAATCATAAGACATTTCTCCTAAAGTGCCGTTTAACCTTTCCCATTCCTCTTTTGGAATCATCTCAAATAGCTTTTTGCAGATTTGCTGATAGTCGTTCATGTTCAATTTGCTTTAAAATTGTAAATAGGTTTAATAACATCAATAATTTCTACTGTGTCACCGATAAGCGACATAATTTCGTCAGCAGATTTATACGCCTGAGGTGCTTCATCCAAAGTTTCTTCACATACGGAAGTCGTAAACACATCTGACATACTTTCCTTAAACTCCTGTATTGAAATCTGCTCCTTTGCTTTGGCACGTGACATCAGTCTACCTGCTCCATGAGGTGCTGAACAATTCCAATCCTCATTACCTTTGCCTACACAAATCAAAGAACCGTCACGCATATTCATGGGAATTATCAGCTTCTCACCTTTCTTAGCACTTACAGCACCTTTACGCAGAATCATATTTTCAACATCAATGTAGTTGTGGATGGTTTCTATATAATCGTAAGAAAAAATATCCATATTCCGGCGTATAAGATTCAGAATGAGAAATCTGTTCATTGAAGCATACTGCTGAACAATATCCATGTCGTGAATGTATTTATGAAAGTCTATAACATAGTCTGTCTGCCCGAAGTTGTTCTGAATATCGTAGTCGTATGCTTCATACCCCAATTTTATGAACTCGTTCTTAAACGTACCGCTCTGTTCAAAGAAACAATGTACCTTTCCTTTTATCTCCATAGGCTAATTAATTTTAGTGAAACGTAAATTTTCAATTTTTAAAGGCTAAGACTATAACTTGTACCAATTTCAAAAGAAAATCGGAAAAATCAGCTTATAAGAAAGCAAATTTTAAACGTATAGCCTTAACACCGATGCAAAGATAGGGAGAAAATTGATAAAATCAATGTTTAGAGGGTAAATTTTGGGAAAAAATTTTTTCAGAATCTATATTTTTAGAATTTATAGGAAAAGTGTATATTTTTTTATAATAAAAATTTTCGGATTCCCTAACTCCCGCTCTGAGGGTAAAAATCAGCACCCGCCCCGCTAGGGGGTATCTTTCGGGCACGATTCAAGGGTACAAAGGAATACCCCGTCTAAGCATGTTTATTTGCGCTAGATTCAACGAACGCAAACAAAGTGATACAATATATCAGCACGAAGAAAGAATACGTCTAACATTGGCTGCAAATGAACAAAACGAACATATCGTTTGCTTGCAGATATTTTCCAATGGAAAGTAATTTGTCAACATAAAGTTTCAAGCCTGATAAAAAGTTTACACAAGAAGTATTTTCCAATAGAAAACGCTTGTGTAAAGAAAATTCGCAAAGTTCCGAATCATTATTCATTTGCCGTTCTCCGTCCGTTTGTATTTATTAAGTATTAAGTATTAATACAAGTATTTACTTTTTATACTTTTATAAATTATTTATTATTGATATATTTTACTTTTTGTATTCATTACAATTTTATACTTTACTCATTTCTTATTTAATTTCATAAACAACGTTTATATAAGTAAGCAATAAATATATTACTGTATACTTTTTATATATTCCTATTTTTGTAAACTTGTAATAATTACAACTTTGGTTTTATATTTCTTTTAGTTGTTTATACAATAGTCAAACATTTAACTAATATTTCTTTGTTCGTAAAAATACAAACAATATACATATATAAAGGATATTCCTACATACATACATACATACTTATTATACTAATATAATATACTATTACATTACATTTCACAGTATATTATACAAGTCCTCTTTAAACAAATGTTAAAAACACAGATTCCTGAGAAATATTATACAAATATATTTGTAGATTAAAATATTATTCGTATCTTTGTAGTGTAACCAAAAAGGCAATAATAAACCTTAATATTACAAGTAGTTCTTTCTGATACTGGTAAAAAAAGTCTGAAAATAATTACAAATATATTTGCAAGATTCAAATAAAAGTATTACTTTTGTATCAGATAAGAAAAACAGATAGTTCTTTAAAATATTGGTTAGTTATATACTTCATAAATATAAATAAGTCTTTCTTTTGTATGGTATTTCTTCAATATCTATAATACCAGGAAAGCGTTATATTCATAAGTGTGAACCTTTCAACCTATATTACAGAACTTACTTTATAGTTCTTTGAATTATTGACAAAATTGTAAAATTAGCGTAGGCGCTAATAAACTCGATAAAGCAACAGAGAGAGAAACGAATCGAAAGAAAACAGTTTAGACGGCTTTCTATTGCTTTTTAATGCAGCCTGTTAGGCGGTTACAAGCCCGTGAAAATGCAGAGTAAACAAAAGAGTATTCACAATTAAATATTAGTCTTATGAAAGATATGGTAAAAATAAAGTCTATTGCACTATACAGTGACGGTGCATTTTCAGTTCTTAGCTTTTTTTCTACTAAAGAAAGGATCAACAAATAAAGAAAGTTACTAACAATTAAATATATTATATATATGAAAGCTACATCTTTAATAATTAGTGAAATTGAAACAAAAGGTTTTATTACTGAAAAAGAAATTTCAATTTTGAAACGTCGTGCAAACTCAGGAGATAAGGAGGCTGCACATTGCTGGTTGTGTGTTGATTGCACTGACGAACAAACTGAAAAAGCGTATAAATGGTTGAAAAATTTATACGTTACTCCAAACGGCAAAGAACGCAAAAATAATCCATTTGGCTATCGTGAAATGAATATCTTAGATAATTGGAATGGTGAAAAAGCAGAATTTAAAGGTTTCTACGACGCGGGCATATATGGTTTTCACAATTATTTACCAGTGTATGATCTTGGAGGTATGGAATATTACATTTACGGTGGTATTCAGATAGTAGGATAATTACTAACATTTAATTTTATAAAGATAGTATTTTTCAAATAACACACGGTTAGCGCACAAAGATAGGCTTTTTAACCTGATTCAATTTATCAGGGTGCGCACAATTTTTTAACTTACAAAATTATTGACTTATGAAAGCTACAAAAATCACTAAAAAGGAATTTATTTCTTTATTGACATCGAAAGAATCGGCTTTAATCGGTGCATGTTTTTCAAGGCAGGAACTTCACACTAAAACCAGTGAAGCTATCGAAATATTTAAGCCTGATTTTTCGCAAATGGAATTTAGAAAAGTCACAAAAGTACAGACAAATGCGCTGAGGTTCTCTAATGATTCATGGTTATACTTTGACCAAAAAGGGGAAAAGTCATACTATAGACTAACTGAAAATGTGATATATATGTATGAAATATCCCCCGATGCAGACGGAGAAAGTGTTCATAATATTATTGTGTACTACTTAAGATAATATGCACTTTGAAGCGGATGCAAACTATTTAAGAGAATGCACGAAAAAAGCCAAAGGATATAATATTTCAGGCTTAAATGCTTTTCTGATAAATAGATGATATGAACCTGAATACAAGGCTAAAATAATTTATAAATAACCTAAAAAAATACTATTATGAAAGATTTATATCAGATTAAAATAGAAGCTACAAATATATTATTAAATGAAAAAGCATCTAAAAAATATAATTTGCTAACAAGAAAAGAAGCATACAAAAGTATTAAAGACGGTTTTTGCGTTTGGGCTTTAAAGAAGAACGCAAACAATAACTATATTAAAGTTATGGAAAATTGGGCAAATAATAAACTGTTATATGTGCAAAAATACGGTTTGTATGCTGATAAACTAAATTTTGAAAACTTTAATTTCAACGTGAACAGATTGCAAGAGCATAACGAAAGAATATACTTTATTATTGCAATATCTTATAAAGCTATCGAGGGAAAAACTGAAGAAATAGCAAAAGCAAATAATATTAATTATACGCCTTATAAGATTTATTAATAATACAAACAACTATATATATTTTAAATTGTATTGATATATGGAAATTATAATTATATCCGAATTGAAAAACGTTGCACCTAGATTCACGGCTGCAATTTGGCGCAAATATCAGGTTAATGAAACGTTTGCAAGCGCAAAGAAAGCGAAAGTATTTCACAACCTTAGAAATTGTCACTACAAATATGTTAAGTATGATTCTTTCGGCAATGAATTAACAGTACGTGAAATTAACAACGCAAAGTTGAATTTATACGGAAACAGAGTGTAACAATATAGCCCGCAAAGGTTTGAAACCTTCCCGTCAGTGTGAGGTCTGAAAGCGGGCACGAACTTTTTATTATTGAATTATGTTAGCAACAGACAAACAAATTAGCTATTTGAATAGTTTAACCAAAAAGGTAAACTACATTTATTCAGTTTTCCCTGAATGTGGTATAAGTGAAGAGAATGCGCTTTTTTACAAGGGTGTAAACTGGAATCACGAAAGAAGTAAGGGTATGACTACTTTAGACGCAAGTTTAAAAATATCAGCCTTTAAAGATTTAATAATGTGGATTAATACAAAAAGAGTTTTAATGAATAAACCACAATTTTAAATTAACCGAACCATGTCCGACAAAGAAAAGCAGATAAAACGAACTATTTTGTTCGGCTACATGTGTGAAATGGAAATGTTTCACGATACGTTAACCGCTTTAAACGGTTACAACTTTAGTACGCTTCATTCAAAAAAGAAAGCGGAAATAAGGGATGCAATAAGCGACATTCAAAAGCAAATAAATGAGTTATTGACAAAATTAGATTGATTGAATTATGAGAACGGAAAAGATAAAGGAAATTATAGGTGATTTTTTTTATGATTTTTGGAGAAATGCAACATACGAAATGTTGAAAAATGGTAAAAAATGTTTAAAGGAAGAGCTTGAAACATGTGAGCTTGACGTACAAACACAATATAGACATGTAGCAGAATATGAACTGATTTGTTCTTACTTAGGATTAAGTGAAATAGACCTTGATTTCAACAGATTAAAAGAATTGAGAGAAAAATACATTAAAATGTATAGGAAGCATGGATAATAAAGTTATAATAAGCCTTGAAGAATATAACAGACTTAAAGAGATAGAAAAAAGCGACTGC